CTACCATTGTAAACTGCGGGATTTACTCCGGATACAGTTATAGATTGACCGGGACTATAGGGTACTGATGACCTAGTAGGAAATGATAATGTCACCGAGGTGCCAGTACCAACTACATCGATAATAGGTAAAGTGAGTCCATTACGACATGCTGTCGTTTGGTTAGTTAATACAGGACTATAACTAGTCGGAACTAAATTAATAACCGGGGTAGCAGATGGCGCTGGAGTAATAAAGTTTACAGTATATACTTGATTACGAACATTGGGGTTATTATCAGCTGCAAAAATTACCAGACTGCCCTGCACGAAAGTATATCCATTGGATCCATACCCAGTTTGTCCATTAACATTTAATAGTGCATCAGTCTGAGTAAAATCAATAATGTCAACCGCAGGAATTCCTTGAGTTCCAAAATTATATAACTTAGTACCGGCTCTAAATTCTAAAATAGGACGATTTGCCCGTTGTAAATTGGTGTATACCGGTTCGACGTCATTTATTGCTGCGGCATAATCAATAACATCAGCATGAAACCAGCGATTACCTCGAGACCAAGGATTAAGATCCGGACTGGCCATGTTAATAGTCATGTAATCGGGAACAATGGGCTGGCCATTGGTGTCGGTCGAATAGGGTTCCACTACTATTAGGTTATCCACGGACACTAATTGAATACCGGATCCTACACCCTGCACATAATAGGTATTATTAACATAAGATTCGGGATATACAGTACCTTCAAATATAACTTTAAGTCCGTTGGTGAATTGTACACCGTTTGGACTGGTATAGTTTGTTTGTCCTAAGATGTCAGTATCAACATTGATGTAAGAATTAATACTAATAGAATTTATTACACCGCCGCTACTATATGTACCAGTGTAAGTGCTTGCATAAGTTACTGTTGATGTGGTACATGCAATTACTGTATAGTTGCCATTGTATCCAGATGGAGAAATGTTTGATACAATAATGGTACTACCGATAGAATAGGGAGCAGAAGATTGTTCTGCAAACGTCAATGTTACTTGAGATCCAGTAGACGTAACCGCAGTAATAGATAATGCTGCTACCGGAGGGTTAATATTGCTTTCGATTAAATTAATTACACCAAATATACTTGGATCTTCACTATCCTGATAGTATAACTGTGGTAATGCCGCAGTAAGTAACGGCATCTCAGTAATAATTCCCGAAGAATTTTTATACCATTGTGTATTAACGTATTGAGTACCAGAGGTAACAATAAATTGTGTTGAATTATCTATCGGCAGGATACTATTAAGCTGAATAAAAGGTACCCCATTGGCGTCACTTACATATTCTATTTGCCATAGACTTGATTGTACCGCAGGATCGGTTATTGGAATAGCTTCGGCAAATCCAGTAGTGTCGTACGCACCTGTTTGAAAATCATCGCCTGTTGGTAAGGGATCGAAAGGTTGCACATTGTACCATCCACCTACTGCCGGATCCGACGATTGTGAAGTAAACACTAGAGTTTGGCCGTCAAGATTAGTAATACCGTCTATACCATTGGGATATGTGTCAAGAAACTGTGAAACTAAAATACCATTTATTTGATCATACCGTATTGAGTCGCAGATTAAATTTACCTGTCCAGTTGTGGCAGTAGGGTAGCCAATAAAGGGCAAAGAATAATAAAAATTCTGTGCGGTAGATGCAGGTACATTGAACGTTACTGTTCCTAAATCTATACCGTTGTTTACTACCCCCAGCACACCACGACTACTGATATTACGTGACCAAGGTAATAGACCATCTACCCCAGGTTCTGATTGTATCCAAAAATCCGGACCGGTTCCTGGTTCAGCACTGACGATATCAAACTGACCTTGTAGGTTATATTCTAAATCATTGCAATAGTAAAGAGTATCAGGAGCATCCTGTGGAACGGTAAATGTAACCAGACCTTGTGTACCACCATTGTTGATTACTCCAGAATTCCAGAGATTAGTTGTACCAAAGCTAACTTGTGTCTTAATATAGAAAGACAAGGCTGCGGTCTGCACCAGATTAAAAATATAGGTGTTGCCTCGAATAAGAGTTAACGTTGGATTAGTCTGAAAATTAATATTCCAACTACTAGTGCCATTATTTGTTACACGATATTGAATAGTTGCTGCTTGATTCTGTGCCACAACAAAACTATAGTTTCCATTTCGAACCAAGGTCAGCGACGGGTTATTACCATCATAACCGGTAAACGTATATGCACCATTACTGCGTGTAACCGTAAATGTTTCTTCTGTTGGTACATAAGTTGACGCCACAGTGACCGTATCTGGACCATTAGGTAACCAAAAATACTGAGCATAGTTATTATACTTGTCAAAATCTACGAAAGGATCCCAGGTATAATATTCACTTTCAAATAATCTATCAGCCTGATTAGTAAACCCACCTTCCGTGCCGATTGCGGATAGTATACCAGGATAAGTGATACCATCGATAACTTTAGCCGTATTGGGATCCACACTAACCACACCGGGTTCCAATTGATAATTGTTACGTAGTACCGTGGGTTCAATGACATAATTATCTGTGGGATTAACACCGGGGCCAACCTTTCGACCAATAAACCCTTGAGTCTGTTTATACTTGGGTTCTTGTATTAACTGATCAAGTGTCGCTGATAAAAACTGCTTGTTTGCCGGAGTTTGAAAGATTTCCGGTAAAAAATCAACAGAACGAATTGTTGCGGCCATTAAATTGCTCCACTACCAGGGGCAGTTTGTAAATTAGTGCTGGTCAATGTTTGTATAACTTCAATATTATTGATTGTTGCACCATTAACAAAAATTTGATATGGAGCACATTGTATTTCATACAAATCACCAAACGATTTTTGTGTATTGAGAGGAACTAACACTACTGACGCCACATACGTTCCTATTTGAGAATGTATATACGCGGCTAATTCTGAGAAATAAAATGTTTGTCCGAAACTCCAGTTGGCAATGTCAAAATATGCGTTCATGGAGGCCAGTACAAGATTTTGTATTTGATTATTACTGGCATTAGTATTTGCCGCAGGAATAACCTTAATAGTAGCTCTTAATGCTTCGGGAGCCTTGCTACCAAAGAGTGGTAAAAATTCCACACTGTTAAGAATCATATTATCACTGATCATCTTGTAGTTTTGTAATCCCGCATAATTTGTAGTTAATTCATCAATAGTCGGGGGCAATGGTGGATCAACCGTGTTGGTTGTATCACGTATCCATGCTACATAGGCGGTATAATATTCCAAAGTTACCACATATAAATCAATAATGTTAGAACTACCCGGATCAATAAGATTAGTTAGTGAAGAGTTATGACGATATTGAAAATATAGATCTTGCCGACCAACTCGTGCTTGCCAACTGTCAGTGAGTGTTAATATTCGTTGACCAGCTAATGTTAGTGTCAATATATAAAATAAATTTTCTTGGTAAGCATAAAATACCTGGCCCGTTGTATATTGCTCAGTAACCACTTGAATTTCTGGTAATGTAGCATAACTATCATTAACCACACCAGATGGCTGTAACAAATAACGTTGCAAATTATCAAAATCTGTGGTCAATTGAAAATAAACATAAGGTAACGGAAGTGTAGTATCCGAAGGATCCACGCCAACGATTGCCTGGAAGAAATCAGGATCTGTGGGAATACCGTTATTGTTATAATCTTCATATCCTACTATTACTTGAAAATCATCAACTAAGCCGTCACTTAATACAGGCTGTGCAATAATGTTAAGGGCGATATCCCCAAGCAGTGGCAAATTACTATTTGCCTGGCTATTTGATCTCAATACCTTAATAAAATCTGAAATAACTGTACCGGTACGGCTGTCATAGATTGCTTGCGCTGTTTCAAAGAAGAAACGAACTTCTAATACACTACCGAAGTAATATTCAAGACTGCGAGATTTAACTGTATATTGTGACCCATCATAAGTTGCTTGAATCATCCAACTTGAATCTAAGTTAGCACCAGAAGTATTGCCTGCAAATTGCTGGCTCCAGGTTGCGTTCACTGCAAGATTGGCCGAGGTGATAAGATACCATGTATACGGAGTGCCGGTAATTGCCCCAGTACTGTCGTAACCTAACCCAAAATTTTGATTTAAATAAATCTGGTTAAGAATAGCAGATTGCACACTCGACCCAAATTGTGTTGTCAACACCGGGATAACCTGTACCGGTATGGCACCTGTAGGAATATAAGTATTCAATACTACTGGACCTGTGCCATCTAATAAGTTTCCTAACCCCTCATTAGTACCATTACCATCAATAGCGGTGGGGCTTGCCCATATGTATAAATGGTCACCATCTGAGGTTGGTACCCCGGGCTGCAATTCATTATTTTTATTGAAATAATAGCCAGTAGGCGGCACAAATTGTACCAACGCAGTTTCGACAATGTATTTGGCATTATTGCTAGCAGTACTACCAACAGGAACAGGCACACCACTGCTATTTTGAAAATAACCAGTGGTTTCATTTACAATAGTTGTACTTTCATGCCAAGAATAATTCAATGCTGTTAAACTAGGGCGAGGAAAGTAAGCGTAATAAAATTGTTTGAAAGTGTCTTTCAATAATACCGGAGTAATTTCATTTATAATAACATTATTAATATCGTTAGTAGTCTGATAGGTAAAGTTAAAGGCAGGAGTATTATTAATATACCACAATGCACCATCATCGGCAAACACATTAGTTGATGAATACTTGCCGGTAGGATCCACTAGATCTAAATAGCGGCTGGTGCCAATAGAACTGCGATTAAGAGCAGCACTTTTAATGATAGAATTGTATGTGGTGAAAGGGAAATTTGTATAATCTTCTCCGTTAACCATACGATTTTGTGTGTAATAACGAGCAGGCGCACGTTGTTTAATTTGATCAATAGTTTCGCGCGGTGCTGCATTAGTCACCGGGCTGGTAATTCCACAATTAAATGTCACTGTTTCAATTTGGCCAGTACGACTAACATAACTGATGGGAATTTGAACAGACTGCATTTCTTCCGGGTTAATAATATATTGCAATCCGTTAGATGCACGAACATAATTTCTAAATTGGCCTACGGGAATAGTAGCAAACACATTATCACCAAATACTAACGTTATCTGATCGTTAGTACGACTGGTTACAGAATATACGTCACGTATTGAGGGTGTCATTTGTTCAACTGCGGCAGCATATACTGAAGGTACTCTACCCCAAATAGTTCTTGCATTACCAAGATTGTCTAATTGATATAACCATACATCAGTATTATTAACCCCTTCCACATTAATATCAACAGTACGATTAGACACTTGTTCCACTAGATTAAAATCTTGGTTTAATAGTGTACCTTGTTTAAAGTAGAAAAAGAAACCGGTATTAGCTGACTGAAATCCCAACTGATCATTACGGAATAAAATATTAAACTGACCATTGGGTAATGGTGGTGGTTCGTAGATGTATGTTTGACCCAGTGACGTAGAATTAACTGCCTCAAATGGCATACTAACGCCATTAACAGTGGATGTGTACGGGATCACTGGAAGATATCCAGGTACTAGGTTAATAGTATACTCTTGTGTATCTACTCCCAATAGCACTTGGTCATTACCTGGAGAACCAATATATTGTGTATTGACCAAAGATGCGTTTATAATTGCAATAAATTGTTCTTGCCAATCAAAATTACTGGGATCTGCCCAATTAACAGTAATGTTAGCTAGATTCACACCATTATAATCGGCCACATTTTCTGTAGTCACAATCGAGTTTACTTTTAGATAACCACTAGCTGCGGTATTGCGTTGTGGTGTATAGGAAACTAGATTTGCCAGTTTAATAACGCTGTCTCGGCGTTCCGCAGTATCAATATAACTTTCGCGAGTGTTTAGATCCGTGCGAAATGCCAGGGCTTGACCCATAAAAGCTATGACGTCAAGTAATGCAATGAATTCCGAAGATTCAATATAATCATTGAATGTTTCTGGATAATATTGCCGGAGGTAATCTATAAAACTCTTGCGCAATGTTTCAAAGTCGTAACTTTGAAAGTCACCTTCGCTATAGGTTTGATAGATCTTTTTCCAATCCTCAACCCCAAATAATACGGTTTGTCTTGTAGATGTAGCCATGGTCGTTCCAATGTTACAATTATTTATCCTACCGATAATATGCTATTATTATGTTATGAGTTAAGAGTAGCTAGCGGAACGTGAAGTTTCATTAAAGAAAATAGATAATATTTGTGGAGAAGTAGTAGCTACAGTCTGTAACTCTAATTGCAGCCGTATGCCATTCTCCTGGGGGTACATATAGAGATTAGTTAGGTATAGTCTAGGATCACCACCAATAATACGTTGAACTTCACGGTAAATAGCGGCTTCCAGTTCGGCAGTTTGATTTTCAAACAAATAATTCCAGATTAAAGTGCCATATCCCGGGCGACCAACTAACTCACCCTGTCTAATATTAAAGGCGTTTAATAAATCCTGTTTGATCAGGTCATCGTCAACTAAAACAAAATTTTTGTTTCTATTAACTGTTGAGAATCCAATAAAAGTTGACATAATATGTATTTACCCTAACTTAGTTGCCCGGGGGTAACAGGCTGTTACCCAATCGTTTTGCTTGCGAAACCACATTGTTGGCCGCTTGTTGAACCCCTTGTGCTGAGTTTAATACCGATTGAACTTGTGATAGAGATCCTTGTATTAGATTCTTTCCCCCGGCGGTTATACCAGTTATTAGCCCAGTAGCTCCACTTGCAATAGATTGCGTTTTTGCCAGTAAGTTTTGTGCAGTTTTAATGTCTAATGCTGTACCCAAGGACTGTATTGAGGGTAATGCATATACCGGTGGGGTTATTAGTGGAGATCCTATAATTCGGGTTACTGCTGCGTCAACTGTGGCTCGATTTACTGTGTTTGTGAACCCTGCGGCTGGTTGAACCCTGGATACTAAACTACTTAAAGAAAAATCACTGAAGTTAATGCTGGCTTGGGCAGATTTTGCTAGGCTACTGATACCCGATGACAACGCAGTCACTTGACTTTGTATTCCCGATGCTAACGCACCGGCGGATGCTGTAATATTTGATGCTAAACCTGATACACTACTACCAATCCCAGCGGCCAGCGATCCCACTCCTGTGGTTACCGATGCACCCAACGAGGATATTGAATCAGTTGTACTGGACCATGCACTGGCAATACTGGTGCCGTATTTACTTCCCACTGCCATCAACGCACCTACATCTCCGTTAACTGTTGATTGTATAACACTAGCCGCAGATGCAACCGCACCGCCAACTAATCCTGAGGACAATCCAGACAATTGTGTAGCGACCGCTCCGGTAGCCGCAGTAACACTATTCAATGCCCCTGTAGCAAACCCAACCGCACCAGTGGATAATGATGCCAAGCCAGAAGTATATTGCGCAACCGCCGATGTACCAAAATTCTGTATAGCTGCGGGTACACTTCCCAGGGGAGTACCGGCTAGGTTAGAAAATAAATTATTTGTCGTGCTACCAGCGGCACCAAGTGTGCTTAGAAAGGAATTCTGTAGACTTGTTGAATCATTATGTCCCATTACCAATAACGATAGTGGAGTAGCAGACAGCAGTGAGCCCGAGGAATTGTATACCAGTCCTGTGGTGATACTGGCGGTGGTGACTTTTGGTTTAGGGGGTACAACTACTCCGCTGTACACCAATTGATCATAAGTTTGTTGCAATAAGTCCTGTTGTATTTCATTTTGCAATCCTGCATCATTTAACAGATCATTGATACTGGTAATGCCATATAATCCGGTCCAGGGTGTTGGTGACGTCATAAAACTAACAAAATTAGAGGGATTATTACCATTAGAATCAAGAGGACAGTATAATTGACTCATACCGGGTTTAACTATTCCGGCTTGCTCAAGTTGATTACAGTTAAACCCGTATAATCCGATACCATCAGCTTGGGTAAATGTATCAGGAGTATTATTTGCATTTGCCGCCATTTGCGCCATTAAAGACTGTGTTTGCTGCGGAGTTAATTGGCCTGCTTGCAATGATAGGTTAACTGTACCAGTGGGCGTACTGGTAACTTGTATATAACTTGATTGGTCTATTGGATTAGCAACAGGTTGTGAGGTTAAGGATGGAAGTGACGCAACTATCGGTAGCCCAGATATAATAGCCAGCAAAGTCTGATCATCCACGCCCGCAGTACCGCGTTGTAGTCGAGTAATACCAAAATTTTCCAGAGCTTGTGTGGGATTAATTAAGGTGTCACCCACATCATATCCAACAAATGTACCTGCCGCTACTTGCGAATAAAAAATATCATCTGCTTCTTCTTGTGTGGTACCAGAGGGAGCCGATACTTGAAATGTTGCCCCGGATGGTAATGTATAGTTATAAATTGCCATGTTATGCTGTCTTAGTTATTGATGTGCCCGCGGGAACTGTGGGTGCCCCAGGTGGACTTGAATTGGAGCCATCACTCAAGTTAACATTTACCTGTACCCCTTGATTATGATAAGGCCAAGGTTCATGCGCAGGTGCTCGAGTAACAATACTCTTAACTCCCTCAGATGCTACGTCCCAGCCAGACGACGAATTAAAACTGCTATCCGGCATAGTATATTCCACTAATCCCTGGGGTATAGCTACAGACGCAGCAGATCCGGGATTTAAATCTATAGTACCTGCTTGTAATGCTAAACTGCCGCCACCATTCCATGAACTGGTCTTACCATCAAGTGTCAATGCACCACTACTCTTGATTCCTATGGTTGCTTGACTAAACAGAGTCAATACATCTTTGTTGGCGCAGGTAAATGTACCTTCACTTTGCATGGTGGTGGCTACATTACTTTTCATGTTGATGTTTCCGCCGGCCCATACATTAAAATCTTTGTCAGCATGTAGATTTATTGTGCCTTCTGTACGTAAATTGATAGAATTTGTCGTATATACGTCTAATGTACCTTCTTGTCCGAACTCTAACCATACTTGTCCATTTGCATGGGCGATATAGAGATTGTTGCCATCATCACTTAATGTAACCTGATGTCCCTTGGCCGTACGGAATCGTACCATGGAATTTTTTCCGCTGGCATCACCATCATCTAAAACAACAGAATGTCCACCCTTACGTCCTACTATATCCACCGAATCTGCAGGAACTGACCCTGACGAAACTTTCTGCACAACAGTAGCATCATCGTACCCACCTTTATACACGGGTCTACCCGGGGTACTCATACCAGAAACAGTACTGGGGCTTTCTCTTTGACTGGAGGAAGTTATAGGACCACGAATAGGATCATTAACTACACCCTGTTGAAATAATCCCTGGGCTGCGTAGCTATGCACCGGTTTTTTCTGGTCGTAAAACTTAGGATTCTCGGTAATGGCGGTATTTTCTTCCGCGTTATTGATTTCAGAAACAGGAAGTTGCGGGGCCTTGGCGAAATATGTAGACTGGTTTGTATTCTGTGGTTCCGCCGCTGGGGTTGCACCAATAGCAGGAGTCATATGATTAATGCCCTGTGTTGGTATAATACCTATATAATAACCTTCCAGTCCCTGCCCTGCAACAAATATACACAATACCTGTGTGCCAATATCAGGACCGGGTGCAGCGGATCCATAACTCTGTTGATTGTTGGTGGAGCCGTATGTGCCAACACCAGTTGACGTACTGGTCTTAGGCGTTGCCCCTCCTTGTTGTTGAATTGGAGATACTGTTCGCCATAGTGACTTGTTTGTCTTATCACCGCCACTGAATTGAGTTATGTATACCTGTAGTCTACCACTGCGTGTGGGATCTACATTATTAACCACTTCCCCGATATATGGCCCAAACTCCGCGGGCATATTTCCTTTATCAAAGTTGTATGCCGAATTCTTGCCTGTTGTTTTGTTTACATTAATTGCCATTATGGATCCCTTGCTGCCGAGGTTTGCTGATTGTTTGACGGTGGAGTATTTAGAAATAGGTTGCGTAGTTCAGCAGCAGTAGCGGGTGGGCCAACCCCCGGAGTAGAAGTAGTTACTATAGGATCACGATCTGTCACATCTATACCGTTAGACGTAGTTGGCCCCGGAGGGTTTGACAGCCGGGTTGATGCTATAGATACATCATTAGATTGTGCTGCTGACGTATCCGGTGGAAGTCCACTCTCAAAATCATTAACCTGATCAGCCACCGATTTGGGTGATGCTCCGCTCGCCAATTCCGGTGCGTCTGAGTCTGATGCAATGCCATTGGGATCGGAACGTACTGCGCCATTGCCGCCGGCAGACCCTTTGACTGATCTACCATTACTTGCATCAGCTATTTGTTTGGCATTTAAATTAGTAAGTGCAGTTCCTTCTAATTCTTGGGTAAAACTTCCTTTACTAAACGTACTTTTTATGGTGGTTGCTCTATATGCGGCACTGGCCTGTGTCGATCCTCTGGCACTATTAATCGGAGAAGACCGTGATATAGTATCCATCAATCCAGTGCCACCGGCGGGTCCACCTGATCCCGATGCACTATTGTAATCTGCCGGAGCATTAAAATTAATGGCAAACACTACCTCTTGTGTTTCGTAACATACGCTACCATCAGGATAAAATCCATTAAAGTTAACGCTGTTAGCAGTTATTCCTTTCACTTCTCCCTGTAACAACCAAGCCGGGTCTCCAACAATTTGTATTTTAACTACACCTTGATCTGCCATGCTATACAGGTAATCAGCAGCCGTAGCTGTTGGTGTATTGGCGTCATTGGTTGACCCTTGGATAGATGCGTTAGGCTGTGACGGAATGTTAGCCGGATCACCCAGCGGTTTGGCGATAATCTTCGCTATATCATCTGTTTGTGTAGAATTTTGAGGACCTTGTAATTTGCTACGACTACCCATTACATAAAAGAATTGAGTATTATAACTCTGTTCATATCTTAATACTTGCGTATTCTGGCCGGTGAACCAATAATTATATGATTTATGTATGCCCCTAAATTTTGCATCATTGAAATACTGACTTTGCATTTGATTAATGGCATATGTGGTTACAAGATAGGTTATTTTATAAGGGTAATCATTTCTTTTTTTATCTTTTGTGGTGCCTATCGGGACTGCACTAACAGAAATTCTAAACCAATCGGTTGTTTTAGTAGTAGGCGATTGTGGGGTAGCTTGTTTGTCCGCTTTAGTAGGATCTTGTACTGCTTTTAGTTGATTAGTAATATAAGTACTATTTTGTAAAACCATACTAATAAACTGAATGATCTGCGCACCCGCAACCAAGGTAAATCTTTGTGATGTCATGTCAACAGCAGTTTTACTTGAATCAACCTTGGCGGCGGCGGTGTTTGAGTTTGCCATAGATTTAGCGGCTAGCTCGGTCGGACCTTTTGGTGCTACTTTTGCACTGGCTAATTTATTTGCAGGAACAAATTGTATATCATATTGATTGGCAAACTCAACTACGCCAGCTTTAACTAGACTTTTTTCGTAAGAATTCATTGCATCACATAACCCAACGTACGAAACTGCCGCGCCACCCTTGGGTGCAGCGTCTGCCTTGGCCGGAGCAGCGGTGGTGTTTGAAGTATTGGGTGTTCCTGCTGGCTGTCTAGCAGTCGCGGTCTGCGTAGCCAATCTATCCGCACTCTGAAAGTCACCTTCGCTCATTAAGTCAGAGGGTCTAACGTTTGGTGCAGCCTGAGTAGCCAATCGATCCGCAGTCTGAAAGTCACCTATGTTAACTGTAGGAAGTACTGTTGTTGTCGCTGCCATGATTAGTCCTTATATAGCAACATTGCCGTTATTTGTTGCCTGCACTGACAATGCCTGTATTTCGGCATTAGTGATAGGGGTATTGACATCTTTAGTAGTATCAGTTGTTCCCGCGGTATCCTTGTTGGTTGCTTCTCTTCCTGCGCCTATCGGTTTTCCCTTGGAATCAAGCGGAACTGTGCTGGTAGTACCATTACCCACCAATACTTGTTTCACCGTTTCACCTGTGAGTTCTATGTTATAAGGTACGCTACCAAATGCAGTGGATGTGGCATATTTAAAAGGGGACGCGACTCCTTCGATTGAATACTCTACTTGCTTACTGGCTAGTTTAAAATCAAATTTTGTAATTTGGAATGGATAATATCTTACAACTGCCGCATTTGACCCAGATGGTGTGGCACCCGGTACTCCTCGACTACTAGTTGGATCAGTTATTAAATTACCATTAATATCCCAACCGTAAAATTTTATAACTAAACAATAATGAGCCTCCCTGGGAGTTGAGGTGGTATTTTTATACGCTTGTCTTACTGCACTATTAAGATTAGGTAGTAAAGTTAATCCATTAGGTTCAGTTACTCGAAAATTTATAGAAGAAATAGTTCCTTGTGCCTCCCCTGCGATCACTGCTGTTATTTCTAAATTATCTATATAATAGTCCAGTGGGAAGAATTGATTTCTTCCCCCCGAAGATCTAGTGGCAGTACCACCTTTGGTTAATGTATCTGAGATTAAGTTGGAAAGGCTAGGTATTGCCAGTCCCGCAGTTCCCGTTTGTGATGATCCTTGCTGTGATGCTGGTGCGCCACCACTCTGCACTAATAAAGACCATTGACTAGTGTTTATCTTAGAACTAGTCATGACCGTAGTCGCTTGTGGTAAAGTTAAAAGATACCAACCAATATTATATGTATAACTAGCAAAATTATCCAGCACATTGGGTTGTGGTTTAATGCCACCTGAGGGCTGGGTAGAAGAATTTAAACCGGCATTTGTTCCTGATAGAGTATTGATGCCATTACTATTGTCATCGGTGTCTGAACCTACCCCAGGTGAGCTGGCACCAGTCCTTGCTTCGTAATCTGTATATACTCCCCTAAGTGCGGAATCACCTGCATTAAGACCTGCGGTGGAGCCTATATTTTCAGCTTCTTCTTCTGATTTTCCCTGGGCTCTTGCTGCGGTATAGGCTTCCACTTTGGCGTTAAGCTGCAAATCTTGAATGTTATAGCTAGTGGTTCTTACACCATTTTCTATAGTAACAGCTGGTGCTGGTGCGGTATACGGTACTGCCCCGGTTGATGGACCAGGGGAAGTGCTTTGGCTTTGTGCTAGACTGACTGTTCGACGCTCATTGGCAGCGTCAGTCTGGGCTCTCTGCTCAGCTAACTGTTCCGGAGTCCAGTTAATATTTTGTCTAGGTGCGAATAGTGTTCCCATATCAAATTCCCAACGCCGATCTTAATGTGTTAATATTTGGTAGATAGATTTGTGTACCAGATATAAAATCCAAGGGCGGCTTGTTGAGTGCGTTGGGATTTCTCTGGTAAAATACCCACCATAGATTACTGTCATCATATAGGTCAAATGACAACAGATCCGGGCGATACTGATAAGTTGAATTTATTGTGAAATATTGGTCATCGGGTAACTTTGGGATAGGGCGATTGACCATGACATCCAAAAAGTATTGACTATATTGAGTCAAATAATAAGGGCTATTTTGATTATAAGTTGCTGTCATTACCAGAATCCTGCTTTAAGACCATTACCATTAGCATAATTTTGCAAACTAAACTGTTGACTAACTTGTTGCCGAGTGTTGACTGGTAATAGCGTAATACTAATATCCATTTTTGTGGGCACATAGGTAGGTGACCCTTGTGCTAAACTGGGTAACGAAGCTGGTATACCTGTACCAAATGGTATTACTGGCTGCGCACCTTTAGATGTATGTGCATTGGATAACCTTAGTAACGATGCAGCCGCACCAATAACCGGTACGGCTTGCTTAACTATATTTTGTGCTGTTAGGTTAAGATTTGCCTGATTAACAACCTGGGCACGAATATAATCAACGTCTTCGGGTAAGTTATATGTAAAACTAGTCAACAAACAAGGATGGTCATTAAACTGATATTGCCCTAATCCTGATAAGAATAATAGCGGCGGAGGAGATCCACGTTGAGGATCCTGCCCATAAAACATTTTGGTTGCTGATCGTAAAAAATGTATTACCGCCAATAGATAATTTGCCTGTACAGTATCCTGTGCGGTAAATTTTCCAGTTATAGTAATATCATTTACCTGGCTATTTGTATAAAAGTAACCACGGTAATTAGAATGCGTGGGATTGTATGGCGCATAATTTGCCTTATACGACATATCAATCTTGGGGGTATATGGAAATATAACACCTCCGGTTGCTTGCAGGGGTTGCAATATACCGTTAGGGGCAGAATTATCATTATACAGATAATTTGCGTTCTCGGCCAGGCTTAATCGTACACGCCAGTCACTATTACTAGCCGTGTTACTTATCTGTGTAGCTCTAGCAGGTTGGCCACGTGCGTTAATAATTCCCTGCTGAATTAGACTGCCCAGGGGGCTATTCACCAAGCTATCCACAGCACCCAGGCCCGCTGTTATTGCGCCACCCAAGGCCGATGCCCCGGTCTGCACAGCAGCACCAAGTGAATCAAAAAATGATGGATCAGCAGATCGGTTAATTTGATTGGCCGGGGTGCGTAGATACTCCCGAAGCCTAGGATCAACCTCGGGATCAACCGCAGGGTCAACAGGTGCAGGTGTCGCAACAATACTAGCGATTGATACTTCAGTCGTATCTGTTGTAGTGAGAGTAGACCCATCGTCAAATATCTGTGTGGCCATATTAATGTTTTCCTATATTAATATTTATGCCTTGAATAATATACCAATATTATATAAAAAGGTTGACAATTAATTGACTTATGCTATACTAAATAATCGTCCAGGAGACATTTTAGTGAGCACATCACCAACACCAATACCCCAAAAAAAAGTCATTTATCTCAATAACCGAGATCTGTTAAAGCAGATACACCTAAGCAAAAATACATATTGTTCTTTTAAAGATCCCAAAAACGATCACCAATATGATATTATTTTACCCAGTTTAGCCAAAATTAATCAACGCACCGTTGCAGAAGCTAGGCGTAATCGTTCAGATCGTATTAAAAAAGAAACTGGCGTGGTCATAGATCAAAAGAAAATCCCCAACACAGACCTAGTATTTAGAGTGACATCTTGGGAACATATACCAGCAGCACCTAAAAAAATACCAAAAAGTGCTACTAAAAAGAAAAAAATTGAAGATATTTTTGACTTAGAATTAATCGAAGACGATTCTCTATTGGACTTGGTAGTTACAGGCGAAGCAGACGAAGAAGCTATAGTAAAATATTTACGCTTGCCTTTTCCTCCTTTTTATCACTATAGACTAGATGATAAAAAACAACCTTATATAGTGGGCAAAAGTCACTGGAAAGGCGACTTAGATACTGGTGAGTTCTGTAAAGATCACGGCACAGTGACACGTACCTTGGCCACAATGTATATCAAACTTTGTGAGCGATACGCAACTAGATCTAACTGGCGTGGATATACATACAATGAAGAAATGCGCGGGTCAGCATTAGTACAATTGTCACAAATTGGATTACGATTTGACGAGTCAAAATCGCAAAACCCTTTTGCATACTATACCGCAGCCATTACGAATTCATTTACTCACGTGTTGAACAGTGAAAAGAAAAATCAAAACATTCGTGATGATCTATTGGAACAAAATGGTCTAACTCCCAGCTGGACTAGACAAAATTCCGGTAGACGAGAAGCACATGCACACGGCCCTGTAATTAATATTTCGGTAGACGAATATAATCAGGATTAGCCGTTTTAGTTGTATCGCCGCAACTAAAAGTTTATACTTGACTATATGACAAATCTATTTAAGAAAGTAGCAGTTTGTACCGATATGCATTGGGGGTTAAAATCTAACAGCTTGGTCCATAACCGCGATTGTGAAGCGTTCGTTGACTGGTTTATTGGCAAAGCTAAAGAAGAAGGTTGCGAAACTGGAATGTTTCTTGGCGACTGGCATAACCATCGTGCTTCTATCAACTTACAAACACTACAGTTTAGTGTCAGGGCATTGGAAAAGTTATCAAAAGCATTTGATCGGTTCTATTTTATTCCCGGCAACCATGATTTATATTATCGTGACAAGCGTGATATACATGGTGCAGAGTGGGCTAAACATATTCCCAACATTATTATTGTAAACGATTGGTTTACTGACGGCAATGTTACTATTGCCCCTTGGTTAGTGGGTGATGATCATAAAAAAATTCATAAACTAAGTGGGCAGTACATGTTTGGCCACTTTGAACTGCCACATTTTAAGATGAACGCTAACGTGGAGATGCCGGACCATGGAGAGATTAAAGTAGATCACTTCAAAGGCTTTGAAAGCGTTTACAGCGGTCACTTTCATATGCGGCAACAGAAAGAAAACGTCACATACATTGGAAATTGCTTCCCGCATAACTTTGCCGATGCAGGTGACGGTGCTCGTGGTATGATGGTGAAGGAATGGGGCAAAGCAGATCAATATTTTTCTTGGCCCCACCAGCCTTTGTACCGTGTGGTTAAATTAAGCGATGCAATTGACAATGCCGCAACTATTTTTCAACCCAATATGCACGTTCGAGTAGAATTAGATATTGGTATTAGCTATGAAGAAGCAAATTACATTAAAGAAACATTTATTAGAGACTATAACCTTAGGGAGATGGCACTAATACCTGTTAAGCACTCATCTGTTGACACAGATTTAGCACCGGGCGACATAAAATTCGAATCAGTGGATCAAATTGTTACAGATCAGATCACTAATATTGAATCTGAATTTTATGACCCCAAGTTATTGTTGAAAATTTACCAGAGCTTATGATACAAATAAAAAATCTGTCAGTAAAAAACTTCATGAGTGTGGGAAATGCTACACAAGCGATTAATTTTGATCGACAAGATCTAACACTGGTACTGGGAGAGAATTTAGACCTAGGCGGCGACGGTTCCCGTAATGGAACAGGCAAAACCACCATTATCAATGCATTAAGCTATGCACTATACGGTCAAGCACTGAGTAATATTCGTCGTGACAACCTAGTCAACAAAACTAACGGTAAAAATATGTTGGTGTCCTTGGATTTTGTCATAGGCAACCAACATTATCGTATTGAACGTGGGCGTAAACCCAATATCCTAAAGTTTTATGTTGATGATAAGGAAACTGTCGTACAAGATAACGCACAAGGCGACAGTAGAGAGACACAACACGCTATTGAACACATCCTGGGTATGAGTCATGACATGTTTAAACATATCATGGCACTTAACACATACACCGAACCGTTTCTATCACTGAAAGCCAACGATCAACGTACTATTATCGAACAATTACTGGGTATAACTTTACTTAGTGAACGTGCAGATCGTATTAAAGAGCGTGGTCGTGAAACAAAGGATTCTATTCAACAGGAAGAATTTAGAATACGTGCGGTACAAGATGCCAACAAGCGTATAGAAGAACAGATTTCTGCATTAAAGCGCAGACAAAATATCTGGACCACAAAAAACACAGAAGATATCACAAAACTGGAATCTGCGATCGGATCTCTGCAGGAAATTGATATTGATTTGGAAATACAAGCGCACAAAGATCATACCATTTGGGATCAGCGGCGTAAAGATATAAATGAATTAACTACACAGATCAGCAGGGTCAAGCTGGATATTTCCCGAGAAGAAAAATCTATTGGCAAATTAACCAAGGAAATTGAAACTTTGGGAAATCACGAGTGTCATACTTGTGGGCAACCATTTCATGATAGCAAACATCAACAGGTCCTGGAGACAAAACAACAGGAGTTAGTGACAACCCAGCAGGCAAATACAGAATATAATAGTTTATTGACCGAATTAGTGTCAACTCAACACGATCTGGGTGTGCTGGGTAAGCCTCCCACTATGTTCTATGATAAAGAGGAAGATGCTATCCAACATCGTGCTACCATTGCTGGATTGCAAGCTCAACTATCAAACAAACGTGCGGAAGTTGATCCTTATGGTGAACAAATCCTGGAGATGCAGACACAGGCCCTGGAAGAAATTACGTACGATGCACTTAACGATCTAACAAGACTTCAAGAACATCAAGACTTTTTATTAAAACTACTTACAAGTAAAGATAGTTTTATACGGAAGAAGATTATTGAACAAAATCTAAGCTATCTTAACACAAGACTAACTCATTACCTGGATCGTATTGGTTTACCACATACTGTGGTGTTTCAAAATGATCTATCAGTAAACATTGAAGAACTGGGCCGTGAACTAGACTTTGATAACTTGTCACGTGGTGAACGCAACAGGCTTATTCTCAGTATGAGCTGGGCATTTCGTGATGTTTTTGAATCTTTATACACTCCCATTAATGTATTGTTTATTGATGAGATGATTGACAACGGACTGGATACACAAGGTGTTGAATCTGCATTGGCATTGCTCAAACAAATGTCACGTGAACGACATAAATCTATTTGGTTAGTATCACATAGAGACGAGTTAGCCGGACGAGTGGAAAACATACTTAAAGTAATTAAGGAGGGAGGCTTCACATCATACAATACCGATGTGGAGATGACATGAAGAAAATTAAGACTACAGGTGGGGGCTGGATAACTACTAGTCCATGCCATGGCTTTTTGAAAACACTCATGTTGAACAACTACCAGAAGACTGTGTCGGATTTGTTTATATCATCACAAATAAATTATCCGGCAGGCGTTATATCGGAAAAAAATTATCAAAATTTAGTAAAACAACATATAAAATAGTAAAACTTAAGAACGGCAACAAAAAGCGCAAGAAAATCAAAAGCAAAATAGACTCAGACTGGCAACAATACTACGGCAGCAACATAGAATTAAACAAAGACATCGAACAGTTAGGCATCGAAAATTTTACGAGAGAAATATTATTCTACTGCCGATCCAAATCGGAATGTAGCTACATAGAAGCTCGTGAACAATTTAATCATCGTGTATTAGAAAGTGATGACTACTATAACGGACATATACAAGTTCGTGTACATGGTAGTCACATAAAAAACAAAATCTGGTAAGGCATCACTGTAAGGCATCTATACTGACAATGTTTGGTCGAGGCGGCTCGACCCCCGTTGAGGATTGGTGAGAAACCCAATTCGGATAGAAGAGGCGCAAGCCTACTCGGGTGTCAAAGGCAAAAGCTAACTTAAGGCAACAAATGGTTTGGGCAACGTGAAACAGATACGACCCATGCTTATAGGACTTGGATTTATTATCGGGTTACTAGGGTTCCGTTGACATGTGAAGCTAGAGTAGGGGGTACAGGTCAACCGCCTCCGTGTTTAATTACAATCTCTTTATAATAGAATGGCTACAGACTCAGATGAAGATGTCATTTTTTTTCACCGTGCTTACGGTGAATTATGACTTAGTTCTAGATGAATAGTGTCTAACTACAACTGCTCTAAATAATAAGACGAGCAGTATGCGAGTCTTGGATTAGCGTAGCTAATCTTTAATAGTTCTACCATAATCACTAGCATTCCAAACACGTTCGTGAAAGAAGTAAACGATACTGTTTACCACTAGAGCAAAACTGACAACACCTAAGCCGACCCATGGATTACCACTAGCAAGCCAGCCACCAAAGAAGTTAGTGATGGTTACTAAGATACGCCAAGTAATAACCTTGGCTAAACTACGGGGAATTCTTTCCTGCACACTTGTTGTATTGAATTTAAACATTTTATTTCCTTGATTTAAAAAAATGGTAATCCAGATTTCTGAGTTGTTTCCATATTTTCGGAAACAATATCTCCTATGATTTTACGCTCAGCTACACTTAATTGCAGTACCTGTTCATAGGAGATCCCTCCACGCATATACCAAGCCATTTTCATCGCCTCCTTTCTAATTTCATTGATTTCACCATCCATGCCATCAATATATTTAGAAATACTATCCTTATCTAAGGTTAGGAGGCGCGCCCGAAAAAATTTGTCATGTCCAGGGTAATGGCCTGTTGATATTCATTGGAGCAGTTGGCGCATTTGATCAAGACAGGCTTCATCTCCGCCTCGGATTTATGATCGACTACATAAGTCTGAATGCGATTGAACAATCCGCTGTCACAATTTTTCATAAATTCGGCTATGTACTCGGGTTCTGTTACCAGGGCAGTGGGAGTTTTAATAGTCATGATACTTTGACTCAGTGCTGAAACTGTGATCTCCGTCATTCTTTTAAGAGCCTGTCCCATGGCTGTTACCTGAGCAGCGTCGGCTTCTTCGGTAGTATTATTTAAAGATTGAAAAATACGTTGTTCGTCAAACTGAACCTTATTGTTATCCGAAAGGTTTTTATAAGTCATGGGCCTAAAGTAAATTTCAATATCTCCCTGACGAATTGGCTGAGTATAATCTGGAGATTTGATACGTTCAAGTACAGTTCTTAAATCAACACCATAATCATCTGTGTTGGTACATGCCGGGCATACAGTGGCAAAACTTAGATCATGGCCGTAGCTGGCGATTCTTATGGAAACTAATATGGTGTCTATATCAATAGATGGGATAGCCCAGGCATTCTTAATGGCGGGAATACAACTTTGTATAACATTGACAACTGCTTGTCCACTGAACAACGCATCCGGTGTTCGGTAGGTGATTTCATCAATAGCTGTCATGGGCAGCACCGGCACTTCGCCATTAGCCGGCATCTCAAGAGCGCCAGGGGGGTAATATTGTCCTTTGCTGGGTAATTTAATATAAATTGCGGGTTGTCGAAAATATTGACTCAGTGGATTATGTGGATTCATGGATTTTTCCTTGTATAAATATTACTTATGAGCCTACAAATAACCCCGCTAGAAAGTCAGAGAATATAATCATGGGAATCCAAGAGCAAATAGAAGCGGCGAGACGGACACTCGGTGGATTTACCAGTTCCGTAGGTCGAGCCGGCGACGGCATAGTTTCTTCTGCAGCTGATTTAGTAAGTAAGATGGCCGATGGCCAAACGGGTGCTACACTATATAATCGACAGGTAAAAGACGCTGCTAGATTGGGCAGTGACTTAATATCAGGTATTCCACTTTTAGGTAAGGTATTTGGTGGCGCCGTCAGTGGGCTTGCCAATGCGGCTGCAGCCGCAGAAAATCAAGTAGCTAAACAAGCTGATGCTGAATTTAAAAACTATCAAGATCTAAGTCGAAATGGTTTAGCGTCCAGTATGGATAGTGCCTTCAGGAATTTAACCGACCTTTCCTATACATTCAAGGACATGGGGGAAGGTGCTAAATTATTACAGGCTAATTCTGCTGTTTTAGCTGGCCTAGGAGGTGGTGCGGAAGCAGGGATAGAACAATTTGCACAAATATCCAAGTCCATTAAAACATCTGGGGTACAGGATGAATTTGTCCGCATGGGCAAGAGTATACCTGAGATTAATGCAGGTATATTAAATTATGTAAAATACCAACAGCAAAGCGGGCACATTATGCAGCAAGATGCTGCGGAATCAGCTAGAGCCGCACAAGCATATATGTTGGAGCAGGACAAACTAACAAAAATGACCGGGTTGTCTGCAGATGAACAACAGGCCGTTCGAGATCAGGCTATGGCGACAGAACAATATTCTGCTCATAGATTTTTATTAGAAGAACAAATAGCCAATGCCAAGGATGAAGCCACCCGAGAAAATTTAAAAAGACGACTGGCAAATGAAGATGCGTTGTTAATGGATGCAAAAACACAAGGTCCAAAAGCTCTAGCATCAATGTCAATGTACCTATCGGGTAATGTAACAACCAAAGCAGCCCAGGGTGCTTCGTTAATGTATGGCGATTTAAATACCAAACTATCGCAAATGAAACCTGGGGAAGCATTAAATGCGTTCCATGCCGCAGATGCCAAATTTGTCAAGGACAATGCTCAACTAGCGATAGCAGGCAGAGCCAACCAAACCTTTGATGTTAGTTATGCTGAAAAATTAAAAAGTGCGGCTCGTGCCACCACCGATTATACCAAAGCAGAAGAAATGGCTTTGTTAAAACAACAAGCGCAAATGGCTGGTGAAGATAAAACTACCAAGCTGTATACTGACATGTTGCAGAAAGAAAGAGAAACTTCAATAAATTTACAGCAGGCTATCCATACCGGCGTGCCGTTATTATCAAAAGGTCTGCTTGAAATAGCCACTAAATCTGCAGATTTATCCAACGGATTTAGAAGTATAATTGATTCAATAACCGGTAACTCGGCAGCATCTAGTGCCGCACCTACCTCGGGTGCATCACTTAGCCCAGGTGGGCCACCAAAACCTTTTTCTCAAGCTGAACTCAAAGCACTAGGGTTTAAAATGCACGAGGGTGATGTGCAGCAAACAGGTAAGGTGATTGACCCAAGACTTATCGAATTGGCACATAAAATACAAAAAGAGTTTCCGGGATTTTCTCACTTCTCCGGATTTAATGATAAGTTTCATAATGAAAAAACACCGAATAGTGGCCATACACAAGGCCTGGCAGTAGATTTTGGAGTAACCAGTAAGCCAAGTAGGGAAGAAGGCCAAAAACTTGAGTCTATGTTGAGAAGCTGGGGTGCCACTATAGTTCAAGACGAATATAACAACCCTAGTGCTGCGGCAACCGGTGGACATTTTCATGCTGAGATACCAAAAGCAGCGATGGGGGATATTTTAAGTGGGCCGTCAGGTGGATATGAAAAGTCACTAGGTGATGCCGAATCTCGAATTACTTTACCCAGTGGAAAAACTGTGCCAGCGAGAGTATCTGGCGGTGGATCAGCATCACAGGCCAAACATTACGAAGAAGAATTAGATAAATTAGATTTAATGATAAACATCATGCAAAAACAAAATGATGTAGCAACTAGAATGTTACGAATTCACAATTAACACTATAAGAAATGACCGACGACCAAGCACAACGCAGACGCGACGAATTGCTGAATCAATCCAGACTAACCGATGCGGAAGCGCAGGAGTTAGCAAAACTTACGAAAACAATAAGAGATGCAGAACTAGCAACAGGTAGTTACGTAGATAGAAATAGAGCTGCCAGTTCCCAGTTAGCTCAATCTATTTCTCGAACTATACAATCATCAGCAGACGGCGCCGAAGGTCTAACAGCATACAGTGACGTCGTTCGGGCCATTAGTAGTAAGATAGGCGTCTTTGTAAACAATCCCCTCTTCGTCAGTGAAAAAACAGGAAGGGAGTTAGAATCATTTGCAAAAGCGGTTGGCTCGGTTGTAATAGCCATACAAAAATCAGGTGACGCACAATTCAAAGCCTTTAGGGAATTAAGTAGTTCTGGTTTGGTGATGAATATGTCCGATACATTTGCAAATCTACAGGGTGCTGGATACACCATGTCGGAGATGGGCAAATTTACCGCAATAATGAAAAAAAATTCCACCCTATTTGCTGCCCTGGGAGGATCGGCAGAAGCCGGGGCAAAACAATTTGTTGATGTAGCTACATCTATCAGAGAGTCAGGGTTAGAAGGAGAATATAGAAATATGGGCATGAGTGTTGATGATATCAATAACAGCACCGCGCAATATATGAAATTTCAGCAATTAGCAGGTTCAGGAAAGAAGCAAACTACAGCCGAATTAACTGCAAGTATTTCCGAATACATAGATGAACAGGATAGACTTACAAAATTAACTGGTATTAGTGCAGAAGCACAAAATAAAGCCAATGAACATGCATTATCACAAGAACAATATGCAGCAAAAAACGCAGAGCTACAACTTAGAATTGAAAAAGGCGGACCTGATGCAGAGGTAGCAAAGAAGGAAATGTCACGTAACCGAGAGATAATTGCGTTTGTTGCTGAAAACGCAAAAGGTCATGCTGATAATCTTAATAAAGTATTGGCTGGTGCTATAAATGATCCAGGATATCAAAAGTTTGCACAAAATTTCCCCAATGCAACTGCGGCCATACAATCGGGATTAAATGATTCCGTTGAAATAATGAAACTGATGCAACAAGATGCACAGAGGTCAGCAAAGACACATGCACAATTAGCCATCTCCGGACTTTCTGATAAACTATATGGATCATATTCAGATACGGTACGTCTAGCTGGTATAAGCACCGACAAAATGACCGAGGCAAGAGAACAAGCATATAAAACTCAGACTGCACAAAAAGAAGGCGCCATGGACGCCTCGACAAAAAACATGGCGAAAATGAACCAAGCTCAACGAGATGTAAACCAAGACGTTGATAAAATAGTTAATGATGCTGTTCCTACCATGGTATCCGGAATGGACAAGCTAACCGGTATGACAGCGCAGCTATCTAGAATGTTCGGAGGAATCAATATTTCCGAGTTACTATCAAGCCTCGGAGGCGGAGGCACCAGCGGCTCAACTGGTACCAGTGCCCCATCAGGATCTGTTACGCCGGTGGCAGGTGAAGCATCGGAGAATTTAGGACTAGTTAAACAGGAATTACAAGCTCAGGGTATTACTGATGACAAATTAATTAATGCCACGTTAGGTAATGTAATGAAAGAAAGTATGGGACAAAATGTAGCGGAAAATACTAATTATTCCAATCAATCAGCGGATTACATACGACAAACGTTTACTACTCGAGTTGCTGGCAAGACAGATGCGGAATTAGATCAAATTAAATCGAATCCAGAAGCCTTTGCAAATCTTGTTTACGGTGGAATTAATGGCAATTCTGCACCCGGTGATGGATACAAGTACCGAGGGCGAGGATTTATTCAGCTTACTGGTAAAAGTAATTATGCCGCGGCGTCAAAGGCATTATTTGGTGATGATAGACTAGTGCAAAATCCAGATTTAATTTCAGGCGATCCTAGAATAGCTGCTAAAGTTACAGCTTGGTTTATGAAAACAAACTTACCAGGAATGACTAGCAAATTCGGATATAATTCTGCAACATCATCACAGGCGGATGCTAATCTAGTAGCTACCAGTGCAGTTGCAGGATCTGTTGTGAAACGAGGCAGTGGACCACAGTGGATGCAGGATAGTGTTAACAGAGCTGACAAATATGCTGCACAAATAGCTTCTGGTCAAATTAGAATCAGAGGGGCAGCAGTTGGTGATATTTTAAGCGGGCCGATGGATGGATTTATGGCCATGCTACACGGCACAGAGGCAGTAATTCCCATGCCAGATGGTAAACCTATCGATGTACAAAGTCCAGGCGGGGAAGGTTCAGAAGAAGCGGAACAACTAATGGCAATGAAGATGGAAAGAATGGATACGCTACTTCGAGGTATGACCACTTATTTGCGAACGACCGACAGGTTATTACAACTACAGAGTTAAAAAACTAAATAATAAACTATGGCAACTTCAAACAGCAGTAACTCACGCAACGGTTCGTGGAGAAAATATTTCAAACTAGCTGATGTAAATCAACTGGGACAACTTAGTCCGATATCGGGCAAAAATAATTTTGGATTACCAGGCTATAATAGACCTGGATCAGACTTTGAAAGTGGAACACGCAATGAATTTGCGTTTCGTAACTATGCTAGTCGATTACCCGAAGTGTATTCGGGACACCCTAACCGGCTGGAACGGTACAATCAATATGAAAATATGGATTGCGATTCCGAAGTCAACGCTTGTTTAGACATTATTTCTGAGTTTAGCACACAGTCTAACAGTGATAATGGTACACCATTTGATATAGATTTTGGCGATAAACCCACAGACCATGAAATTGAAATTATTAAAAAGCAATTACAGCAGTGGGTTAAGCTAAACAAGCTAGATCAACGAATGTTTAAACTGTTTAGAAACGCTATTAAGTATGGCGATCAGGTATTTGTTCGAGATCCGGAAACATTTGAAATGTACTGGATCGACATGATCAAAGTGGCTAGAATTATTGTAAATGAAAGTGAAGGCAAGCGTCCCGAGCAATATATTATTCGTGACATTAACCCTAACTTCCAAAACATGAGTATGGCGTCAAAAACCACGTCAGATTATTATGTAAGTCGATCAACTGGATCAGTTACCACAGGCGGTAACTATAATGCACCCAACGGTGGTGCAGGTGGTGGTGGCGGTGGGGGTGTAGGTAACGGTAGATTCACTCAAGCTATGAATGAATCATGTATTGACGCTAAACACGTGGTGCATTTAAGTTTAAATGAAGGTTTAGATTACTTTTGGCCCTTTGGACAAAGTATTTTAGAGAACATCTACAAAGTTTACAAACAAAAAGCACTATTAGAAGACTCTGTACTGATTTATCGTGTACAACGTGCTCCTGAACGTAGGTTATTTAAGATTGACGTGGGTAATATGCCCAGTCACATGGCTATGGCCTTTGTGGAACGTGTAAAAAATGAGATGCATCAACGGCGTATACCCACTGTAACCGGCGGTGGTGCTAATATGATGGATGCCAGTTACAATCCCCTGAGTGTAAACGAAGATTACTTCTTCCCTCAAACGTCGGACGGGCGCGGTAGTTCTGTCGAGGTACTGCCCGGTGGTCAAAACCTAGGCGAGATCGATGATTTAAAGTATTTTAATAATAAAATGGCACGTGGGTTACGTGTTCCCAGTAGTTACCTACCAACAGGTCCAGATGACAGCTCGGCACCCATGAATGACGGTCGTGTGGGCACAGCATTGATACAGGAATTTAGATTTAACAAATACTGTGAACGTTTACAAAAATTAATCATGCAGAAGTTGGACGACGAGTTTAAATTATTTTTAAACTGGCGTGGATTTAGTATTGACAGCAGTATTTTTACAATTAAACTGTCACAACCACAAAACTTTGCCAGCTATCGACAGTCGGAGTTGGATACTGCCCGTGTTAGTACATTTGCAGCTATTGAGCCACTACCTTATCTATCAAAACGTTTCTTGTTAAAGCGGTATTTAGGTCTAACCGAAGAAGAGATCATGGAAAACGAAACTCTGTGGAAAGAAGAACACGAACTTATCAAGACAGATCTTGCATCCGGACAAGACTTACGTACAGTGGGTGTAACTCCTGGCGGTATGGAATCAGATATTGACATGGGCAATGATTTAGCCGATACAGAATTAGGTTCCGCGGATGTAGATACCGGCGCAGGCCCTGCGGCAGCTCCTGGTGGTGATCTTGGTGCCGGAAGCGTGGGTAGCCCTGCCGGACAAACTGCTGGTGCATAGATAAATAATATACTATGATCCTAAACGAAATTTACCAACGCAGTCCGGAAGGGTTTCAAGACCTTGAAAACGATAACTCGCAACCTCAAATGGGCCAGCTTCGCAAAACTCGACTAACGTTAAAACAAATAAGTAAATTACGTAAGATGAATGAGCTTAGAGAACTAGAATTTAAGAATAAATTGAAAGATATTAAAGCTCAATATGCACCTCCTGCTGCACCTGCAGTCTAAACGGACCACGAAATGGATATTCGCTCAATACTAAACAGATTAGATTATCTGACAGAAGAAATTGCACCACGTAATGGTGCTTGGCTGGGCGATAATATTGGTAAAATACAACAGGGCTTAGAAGATTTAGGATATTCTGTCGGATCAAAGGGTGTGGACAGTAATTTTGGCCCGGATTCTGCTGCTGCCGTACGAGCATTCCAACAAGCAAATCCTCCACTAGCAGTTGATGGCGATCCCGGTCCAGAGACTGTAGCCGTAATGAATAAGCTGTTAGCTGATCCCAGTCGTGCGAAACCCGGCGCAGCCGCACCTGAAGCACAAAAGAACCCCGAAGATGCTAAAAAATTAGATGAATTGGTCACAGCATTGGAGAAATTAGTGCCCATTGCATTGTCATCAACCGGTAGTGCAGGTGCCCTGGGTGCTCAAGCTGCGGGTGGGTTAGCAAGGGTAGCAGGCGCCGTTACTAAAAGTCCCCTAGTTGGAACTGCCGGAAAAATGGTAGGAGGCCCTATTGCATCAGCTGCTGCCTGGTACGATGCGTATAATCGTGCCAAGAAAGGAGATTATTGGGAGGCATTTACATCTGGCCTAGCAGGAGTGTTGAATTTCGGGGGTCCTGCGGCCAAAGGGTTGAGCATTGCAATAAACGCCTACCAAGCATATAAAGATGCCCTCAACGGCGATTTTGGCCCCAAGGCAAAAGAATGGGTACAGAAAAATACGCCAGATACGTTTGCACCAGGCAATAAAGAAAAAACTAATGAAAGTTCTTATTCATTAAGAAAAGAATTGGCCTTGATGGAACAACAATTAATGCTTGATCCGGTGCTATTCGAGGCCCAACAGTTGGACGAAGGAGCGTGGGACGCGGTGAAAGGTTTTGCAGCTAAAATAGGCAAAACACCTAACTGGGTTCTTAATACTGGTATGATAATCTATGAAGCATATCATGCTAGTAAAAATTTACCAAAACCAGCCGATCCCAATGATGCCGGTGCAGTGTCTAGATATAAAAGTGCTATAGCAAAAATTTGGAGTAAAGTAATAGCAGAATTTGGTATTTTTGTAGTTGGTGCATACTTTGGTGCATTAATTGGTGCGCCCTTCGGAGGAATACCCGGTATGTTAGTGGGGTTATTGGGCGGTATGGCAGGTGGATTAGCTCTGCAACAAGCATTTGGTGATAAACCCGAGGAGTTGATCAACTATATTATTGATGAAATTTACCCGGAAGGATCTTCGGTAAATCCAGTGGGTATTGCAGCAGACGCAGGCAGTACAGGCATCACTAGTGGTCCCTCTGTATCGACAACACCAACTACAACTAATAAAACATCATCAAAGCCCGCTCAATATACAGATCCAGCCAAAGAAGCTAGATATCAGAACTGGCTAAAAACACAGGAAGGGGCATTTTAATGGATCAATTACTAAAAAAACTGCATACACAATTTAAACTGTTAGAAGACCTCACTGACCTATCTCCGGAAGAGGAAAAAGAGTTTAAAGAACGCATGGCAGCGGAAAGAAACAAAGAATCTAGATATCAAGAATACAAGAACGCTCAACAGGCCGACGATTCATCAAATAGTGGCAGTGACGTAACCAAAATGTCAGCAAGTGAACTAGTTAAGGAACTGCATACTGCATTAGATAGAGAAGGAATTAAAATACCCAATAGTGGTGGCAATCCAGTAGAAGACATCCTCGCCGCAATACAAACTTATAAAAAATCTATGAATCTGCCCACAGACGCGGATGCTCTGGTTAAACTATTCCGACTGACTCCACCCACCAATACATCCTCCGCCGATAGCCGAGCAGTGAGATCTGCTTCTACTAACACAAGCACACCCAATACAGACACAACAGACAAAGGTGTTGCGGGCGGTGATATCGGCGCATTTACTGCTGCTGATATGGCGGCAACCGCAGCAGCTAAACCCGAAGAAGAAGAGCCCGTGGCCTCTAAAATCGGCTCTTACGTAGGAAACGCTCTGGGGGCGACAGTCAAACATCATTATAATATGGCAAAACAAGCTGGCCAGTATGGTTTGGATGCACTAACAGGGGCGGCCAAGGGAGCGGTAAAAGGTTGGGATTCGGTAAAAGAAAATCATAATACCTCTCGTAGTTTATCTGAATCTGACGAGATGTCGCTTTTGGTATCAAAATTAAAACGTTTAGATGAAACAACACAGCTTAATGAAGTAAGACTACCACCGGCTGTTGAGAAACTTGCTGACGACTTTGGGTGGCTATTTAAAAGAAGGCCACAAGCCGAAGTAGCTGATGCGCTGGGAAAAACTCCCGTATTAAGACTGACCGACGGAACTGAGGTAGCCACAGGTTGGACGAGACTACCTAATACTAATATGTTTTCCGGTCCTAATGGTAGAACTCTTGACGCCAAAGCTCTTGCTAAAGAATTAAAACAAGAAGGGTCGAAATTAGAGAAAACTTTTGGTGTGCCTAAAGGATCTCAAGTTACGGACACCGCGTCAACCGGTACGATAACAAGTCACACTAAAAATGCAGATGGGTCATGGGTAAAACAAGACGGCACAGTGATCCCAAGAGGAAGTAACGAAGCTATAGCTCTAGAAAGAGAAGCACAACGACGATTAACAAGTTCTAACACAAGTACTACTAGTCCCACCTCAAGTCCAACTAGTACCCCCAAACCACCGACAGGACCCACCGCATCTAACCCTGCAGCAAATATATTAAAACCAAATAGTTTACCAGCCAATTTATCGTGGGCGGCAAAATCAAAGAGATTTTTAAAATACGCCGCGGCCCTGGCTGCATTGGACCTTGTGTTTAATAATGGTGATCTTATCATGTCAGGCGTTGGAAAAATAGCTGATTATGCCCGTGGGTCGGAAACTCCGGACGCTGCACCAGGTACATCATCTGACAACGCCACAGCAACAGATGCAAAAAATTCGGAAGAGATCAAGAGACTGGTTAAGGAAATACAAGATCTACAACAGAAACACGGCAAAGATAGCGATCCGGCTTGGTCCAAGGCGGTGGAACGTGCTAATGCGGTGTTCAAGAAATTGGGATATCCACCTTTTGATAATAGCATACCTAAACCAAAACCAGTTGCTCCGGCACCTGGACCTGTTGCACCTCCCCCTAAACCAGCTAAACCAGCTGCGCCAGAACCAGCTATACCTCCGGAATCTGTGGTGCCACAAGGTATTGTAGTACCAGCATATCAACAACAGCCGCAACCGATGCCACCACAACCAAACAAAGGTAGAACCCTTGCCCCTCCGGTATATAACAAAGACAACTGGAACTAATTTTACTATTACTATTTTGGGGAAACAAATGTTTCACTAAATCATTTAAAAAAGATTTGTACGTAATGGGTAGCCTTCTACATGAAGACTAATTTCAAATGTAACAAAACCCACATAAATTAGTCATTTTCAACCCCTAATAGAGTAATAATGCTGGTTAATAGTAAATATCAGCACGAGCCATTATCCAAGGAGAGAATATGACATCGAAATTTGAACAGTTAATCGAATATGTGATTAACGATGACAACGAAAAAGCCCGCGAGCTTTTCCATAATATTGTAGTTGAGAAATCACGCGAAATTTATGAAAACCTTATGCAAGAAGAAGATATCGAAGAAGATATGGACGATACTTCTGGTTCTGCTACTGAAGATATAATGAGCAACGTCGAAACTGACGAAAGCGGCATGAACGAAGGTGATGACGACGAAGACGCTGACTTTGATGACGAAGAAGAACCAGAAGACGACATGGGCGACGACGACATGGGCGACGACATGGGCGACGACATGGGCGACGACGATTTCGGCGACGAAGATCTAGAAGATCGTGTAGTTGACCTTGAAGATAAACTTGATGAATTAATGGCTGAGTTTGAAGAGCTTATGGGCGACCAAGAAGGTGGCGACATGGGCGACGACATGGGCGGCGACGAATTTGACATGGAACCAGTTGACGGCGACGTAGGCGGTGACGCTTATGCAGACGATGACACATCAGAATTTGATGATGAAGAAGGCGGCATGGGTATGATGGAAAACGTTAGTTTAGAGAAAGTTGCACCAGCTAAAATGGGTGACAACGGTGCTAATACTAGATCGCCAACAACATTTAACTCGGGCGCAGCCGGAATGCAGGGTAAGCCAGTACGCAATGTTGCCTCTGAATCAAACCCAGATGGTACATCAGCATACCGTGCACCAAGCAGCTATGCTGACAAAGGACGTGGCGATCTTCCAGGAGCAGGAAAATTTAAAAACACGCCAGCTAAAGGCGGAGCAAATGCTAAATTAGCCCCAGCACCTAAGCCACATTTATCCCAGGCAACTGGCGTAAATACAAAAACACCTTTTCCAAAAGGTTAATAGACTGATATGGCTCGTAACACATATCTCAAAGAACATCTAAGCTTCACTCAGGCTCGAGTAGTCCTCGAAACTGAGGAAGCCAAAGATGGCGGCAAAACCCTTTACATGAAGGGTATTTGTATTGAGGGCGGCGTAAGAAACGCCAATGAACGTGTATATCCTGTCAACGAAATAGCCAACGCTGTAGACACCATCAACGAACAAATTAAATCAGGGCATAGTGTATTAGGTGAAGTAGACCACCCAGATGATTTGAAAATTAACCTGGATCGTGTTTCACATATGATTGAAGGTATGTGGATGGAAGGTCCTTGCGGTTATGGCAAGTTAAAGATATTACCAACACCCATGGGACAACTGGTTAAGACCATGTTGGACTCGGGCGTTAAACTAGGGGTTAGTAGTCGTGGATCAGGAAACGTCAACGACAACAACGGACATGTCAGTGATTTTGAAATCGTCACTGTTGATGTAGTTGCCCAGCCAAGTGCTCCAAACGCATATCCAAAAGCAATTTACGAAGGCTTGTTAAATCACGCCGGCGGGCAAAGGTTATTGGAAATGTTTAAGGATCCGGCTAAAAGCAACAAAGCGCAGAAATACGTATCGAGCGAAGTGATTCGTTTAATACGTGGTCTGAAGATCGAAGGAAAATAATATGCTAGACGCATTGAAACCGTTACTAGATAGCGAGTTTGTAACCGAGGAAGCGAAAGCAGAAATCAACGAAGCCTGGGAAGCCAGAATTGTTGAAGCCAAGGAACAAGCCCGTGCAGAACTCCGCGAAGAGTTTGCACAACGCTACGAGCATGACAAACAAGTGATGGTGGAAGCCCTAGATCGCATGGTATCAGAAAGTCTTATCGCAGAAGTTCGTCAGTTGAAAGCAGAAAAAGCTGCTCTTGCTGAAGATCGCGTTAAATTCCAACGCAAAATTAAAGAAGACACTAACAAGTTTAACAACTTCATGGTGTCTAAATTAGCGGAAGAAATTGGCGAATTGCGTAGAGATCGCAAAACACATAACGAAGGCCTAGCTAAGTTAGAAGGCTTTATCGTTCATGCGTTAGCACGTGAAATCCGTGAATTCCAAGAAGATAAACGTGATGTAGTTGAAACTAAGGTTCGCCTAGTTCAAAACGCACGCCATCAATTAGAATCACTAAAGCATCGTTTCGTAAAAGAATCTGCTGAAAAAATGTCACGCTCTGTATCCCGGCATCTCAAGGCTGAACTCGGCCAATTGAAAGAAGACATCCAAGTTGCTCGCGAGAACAATTTTGGTCGTCGTATTTTTGAAGCATACTCAGCAGAATTCGGTGCTACTCACTTAAATGAGAAAGCAGAAGTTCGTAAACTGCATGATATGATTGCTTACAAAGATCAGAAAATTGCCGAAGCCATCAAATTCGCTAAGAAAGCAACTGTCTTAGTCGAATCCAAGGAACGTGAAGTACGCATCCTAAAAGAATCTAATGTACGTACACGTACAATGGAAGAATTGCTTAATCCTCTAAATGAAGAAAAAGCAGAAGTAATGCGTAATTTACTTGAAAGCGTTCAAACAAGTCGTTTGAAAGGTGCTTTTGAAAAGTATCTACCAGCCGTTTTAGAAAACCGTTCGGCAAAAGCTGCTAACCCAGCTAACACCCAACGATTAACTGAAGCAACTGGCGATAAATCTGCCCGTGTCCAAGAGCAAGAAGACGAAAGCGACAGCAACGTCATTGATCTTAAGCGGTTGGCAGGGCTGTAAAAAGAAAAAAGGAGACTTAAATGTCACAAGCGTTATTAGAAAGCCGTTGGGGCGAGACAAAAGATGCGTTGCTAGAAGGCCTAGGTGGCTCAAAGCGTAGCTCAATGTCTGTAATCCTAGAAAACACCCGTAAGTATTTGAAAGAAAATGCGTCAACGGGTTCAACAGCGTCAGGCAACATTGCTACATTAAACCGTGTAATTCTGCCAGTTATCCGACGTGTAATGCCAACCGTTATCGCTAACGAGTTGGTTGGTGTACAACCAATGACTGGCCCTGTTTCACAGATCCATACATTACGTGTACGCTATGCTCAGTCATTGACTGACAACAGTTTAGCTGCAACAAGCGTAACAGCTGGTCAAGAAGCTTTAAGCCCATTCACCATTGCTACAGCATACTCAACAGTTCCACAAGGTACTACTACTGCTACCGCTTATACCGGTAACAATACAGCTACTATGGAAGGTACTGGCGGTAAGCAAATCAGTATCCAAATCTTGAAACAAGCTGTCGAAGCAAAGACACGTAAGTTACAAGCCCGTTGGACATTTGAATCAGCACAAGACGCACAAGCTATGCATGGTATTGACGTTGAAGCAGAAATTATGGCTGCTTTGGCCCAAGAAATCACAGCTGAAATCGATCAAGAGATTCTCTTATCATTAAGCAGTCTGGCTGCTACAGAGTACACATACAACCAAGCTACAGTATCAGGTACTGCTACATTCGTTGGTGATGAACATGCTGCACTAGCTGTTCTGATCAATAGAGTTGCTAACTTGATCGCCCAACGCACACGTCGTGGCGCTGGTAACTGGGCCGTTGTTTCAAGTGCTGCTTTAACAGTACTACAATCTGCAACAACATCAGCTTTTGCTCGTACAACAGAAGGAACATTTGAAGCTCCTACAAACACTAAGTTTGTTGGTACATTAAATGGTTCATTACGTGTATTCGTAAACAGCTATGCTCCAGATACACAATCAGTATTGGTTGGTTACAAAGGTTCGTCAGAGGCGGATGCCGCTGCGTTCTATTGCCCATACATTCCGCTGATGTCATCTGGCGTTGTGTTGGATCCAAGCACATTCGAACCAGTCGTATCATTTATGACAAGGTACGGGTTTGTCGAGCTCACTAATACTGCCAGCAGTTTTGGAAATGCCGCCGACTACGTTGGCGAGATAGCCGTTCAAAACTTGTCGTTCAGTTAATACAAACGCAATACAAACAACTCAGGGATGGGAAGTTTCAGGAAAGCACCGCAAGGTGCTTTTTTGTTGACTTTTATTTGTACCTATGTTATTGTAGTAACGCAGCAGATTACATAAATAAACATATGAAACATTTTATATATAAAACAATCCATAAAAATGGAAAATATTACATTGGTAGGCATAGCACTGACAATATAGATGACGGTTATATTGGATCTGGCAAATGGCCTTTATCTATCAAAGATAAATCTACACTTACAAGAGAAATACTTGAGTATGCTGAATCTTTTGCTGAAGTTAAAGAATTAGAAAGAAAATATCTAGCAGAAAATTTTGGTAAACCTAATTGTATGAATCGTACACCTGATCCTATTGGATTTGATACTGATAATAACCCAATGAAAAACCCTGAAATTGTAGACAAATTTAAGGGTGAAAATCATTGGTCTCATAAACGGCCAGATGAATTTCATAAAGTATTTTCAGAAATACAAAATAGTTTAGTAGATTCAGGTGACCATATTTTTAAACGAGATAACCCAAACAAAGATGGACAAAATGCCAAAGCAGCTATGGCTAGTGGTAATCATATATGGCTCAAAAATAATCCAAGTACTCGTCGTTCTAAAGAAGGAATTCATCAATGGCAAAACGGTAATGCGCCTAATGCTGGTGGTAAACTAAACAAACGACTTATTGAGGAAGGGCGTCATAACTTTTTAGGTCCGGAACTAAACAATAAACGCATCGCAGAAGGCACACACAACTTTGTGGGTAGCGCAGGTAACTTAGCGAGATTAGCTAATGGCACACATCCAAGTCAGATGAAAAAGACTTGCGAGCATTGCGGAAAGACCTCAAGTGTGAGTATGTACGCTCGTTGGCACGGTGATAACTGTGGTCATAATAAATAATCATAAATAATACTATCATCAAGGATAGTATTATGCCAATATCAATCGGAGCAGGAGTAGCATTTGGAATAGGACCAGCTGGTACAACATTAGTTGGTGGCCCTCCGTACTCATATTCAGTTCAATATTTAGTAGTTGGTGCTGGTGGTGGTGGAACGAATGAACCAGGACCAGGTGGCGCAGGCGGGCAAGTTCTTAAAGGTAACGCAGTAGTTACACCTGGCACTAGTTATTCTGTTGTAGTAGGAGGGGGAAATTCAACTGTTTCTGTGTTGGAATTAACTGCGATTGCTGGTGGTGGGGTTGCTGGCGGCGCATCAACTAATTCTGGCGGTAATACTGGCGTAACAACAGATTTACCAATTGTTGGCACTAATCCCGGCGTTTTTTCTGGTGGTTCTTATTGGGTAGGTGGTAGCGGTGGCGGCGGTGGTGCATTGGATTCATACCAACAAGGCGGCGGCGGAGGATTAGGTGGCGGTGGTCATGGTGCGGGTGATATAAACACCGGCTCTGGAACTTATGCCACAGCAGGTACACCCAATACAGGTGGTGGTGGCGGTGGCGGTAATTATACTCCCCCTGCAGGCGGTGGTACGGGTGTTATTGCGTTTGCTTACGCAGGAAATGCCCGAGGTACAGGTGGAACAATTAGCACTTTAAATGGTTATACCGTACATATTTTCAATAGTTCTGGTACATTTTCACCATAATTTTAAATCTTAAACAGCTTTAGATTATTGTGAATTTGTTCAAGTGGATCGTCCCAATTGCTGATTGTAGTCTGACGGAATATTCTACATGATCCATACCACGGACTATCATTCCTGTCTAATAGCCAACGCCAATCTTGTCCAAATTTATTAAGCGGTAGCCAAAAAGGTCTGCCCATAGCTCCTGCTAAATGCCCTACTGCGGTATCTACAGCTATTACAACATCAAGATGATGCATTAATCCTGCGGTATCATCCCAATTTCCAATACTAGCAGGATACGCAGTAACTCCTGCGGCAACTAATTGTGCTTCTTCGTCTGCGCTACACTCTGCTTGTAGATTAAGCCACTCATAATCAGGATTTCTCTGAATTAATGCCAACATTTTTTCAAATGGCACTGATTTATGTTGATTAATCCAACTATCCTTACGGCCACTCCAACAAAATCCAACTCGTAACCGATTTTTTAAGCCTAATCGTTTAGCCCAGGTCTGTACTGTGGCTTGACTGGGACTAAGATACTGTAGTTTATATGGCAAATTCTTATATGTAATACCTAAAAATCCCGGTATACTCATAATTGGAGTCCAGTAATCAAACTCAGGGAGTAAATCTTCTGGGGCTACAATAGTCACAGCATTTATAAATGATGCCAAAAATAGCGGACGCAAATTGTTGTCCACGCTTAAATACACTTTTGCACCTGCATGAACAAGCTGTTCGGCAAAACGACAAAACTGTATGTTGTCGCCGTGGCCTTGTTCGCCTGTTACTAATATGCTTTTGCCATTTAGATCCTGTCCTTCCCAGCGTGGTTTTTGAAATTGAGGTAATTTACCATCTAAATGTTCAAAACTCCAGCGTTTTTCATACTGTCGCCATCCACGCTCAAGATCTCCGGATAGCAAATATGCTACCGCGAGGTTAAATTGAGCAACGGTATCTTTTGGATCAATGGCAATTGCATTTAGCAAAAAGCCAATTGCCTGTTCAGGATAACCCATTTCACGTACTACGTTACCATAATTGTTATAGGCAGATCCCATCTTGGGATTTTTTATAAATGCTTGTGCGTAGCAAGCTAGTGCTTTTTCAGGTTCAGTTAATGAACGGAAATTATTGCCGTGGGCTAGGTATTCGTCAGGAGTCATGTAGATATTTACTGTGATTTACTGTGCTGTTTAAAAAAGTTATGTTTCAATAAATAATAGTAATGCAATGGTGCATTTTATGGGGTTTTATCCCCCCGTAGTAGAATAGAACCTACAACTAAAACAAAGGAAATTCAATGGGTCGTGCTCTAAAAATTCAAAAACAAGGTTATGCTGCCACTCCAGGCGATGCAGTTAACGCAGGTTATCCGCAGATTGGTACACTAGACAATGCTGTTACTCCAACGGGATTAACAGACAGTAATTACTACGGTATTGTTGGTGGTAACGTACAAAATTCACAAACAGGTTGGAACAATGGTAATGCTACAATGGCCGGCGGTTCGGCTACATTCCCTGTAGTTACAGTTTCAGCTAATATTGATGGTACACAAAACGAAGCAGCATTTATTACACGCCAAAAAGGCGCTAGTAAATTCTTAGTTACTGGTGTGACATCAGGTGAGACTGGTGTTGCTTATCTAGCTAACGTGGCAAATGGTGCGTTAACAGTTAATCAAATGAGTGTTGGTGTTAGTACTCCTGATGGTACTGGCAATGTTACCGTAACATATATGTCGCGTATCAACAACAAATATGGTGTTGGATTTAGCACAGCGGCACAAGTTGCCAATGTTATTGTTAATAACAATGCTACACAGTATTTCTTAAACTTCTTTGATCCAGCCGGTAATATTACGCTAGGAACTACAACAGTTACTGGCAATGCAGGTACATTTAGTACTGTTGCTACTACTATTTTAGCAAACGCTCCGATTATTGTTTCTGGTACATTAACTGGTAACGCTAATATTGCTGGATACGCAGATCCCTCTACATATTATGTTACAACAACTAACGGTACATCAACATTTACATTGTCTACTACTGTAGGCGGAGCAAATATTGTTACTACTGCGGGAAATACACGTGGATTAACATTTACCGTAGGAAGTCTTCCTATTTCTGTAGTTAAATCTGGTGCTGACGCAGTTACATTTACTGGTAGTGTTGGTAATATTACAATGGCTAAAGTGCCAAGTAATCCGTAATATTATAACAGCTGAGTCCTACGTAGATGCAGCATTTTTCTTGAACTATGTTTAAGTTTAATCCCCTCGTAAAACAGGGGATTTTTTATGATCCATCCATTCAAATATCAGCATAAATAATAAAAAGGATTCGGACTAATGGCTTCGGTTAAAAATATCAATACTGATTATACGTTAAATGTAGGAACTCCTGCAGGCAATGGCGTTCTTACAATTAATGCTCAGACAGTTTTTACAGGTAATGTAACTTATAATGTTCCTTCGATTACAACAAGCCCTTTCTTAACAGTAGCCGCCAATAATACGGGCGCAATTACTGACATGGGATTACTAGGACAAACAGGTGCTAATACATTTGCTGGACTACGATTTGATGTAGCGTCCAACGCTTGGCAAACTAGTAATAATGTTAGTTCTAATGGTGCTCCAATTACCGCTTATGCTAATATCAACAATCCTGCCGAACCAAATTCATCAGTACAATTTAACGATAGTGGAAAATTTGGTGGTAGTGCAAATTTAACATTTAACCCAAGTTCAGGTTTATTGGCATTAGCTGGAAATATTAGTGTTTCTGGTAATCTAACAGCACAGAATATCAACGCTAATATAAATATCACTTCTGCCAGCTCTAACATAATTTATGTAGCAAAAAATGGAAATGATAACAATTCGGGTGGACTAACTTCTCCATTATTAACAATTGAGGCTGCTATGACATTAGCAACCGGATTGGGGGGAAATGTATCTGTTAACGTTGCTCCTGGTACATATATTGAAGATATGCCTATTACTATTCCTCCCAATACGGCATTAATGGGTGATAATTTAAGAAATGTATTCATAAAGCCAACTGTAGCAAGCAGTGATATGTTTTACATGTCCGGAGGATCTTATGTATGGGGTGTAACAGTAAGAGATTATACAGGCAAAGCATTTAGCTACGATCCAAGTACTATAACTACTGCTTTTGTCAGTCCATATATACAAAATCTGACCTCAAGTACAACAACAGGAACTGCTGTGTATGTTGATGGTAGTGTATGTACTGGAACTAAAGCAATGATTGTAGGTTTCTTTACTATTATTAATAGAGGTGGGATAGGTATACATCTTGTAAATTCGGCATATAGTCAATCAGTTAACATTTATACAATTGCATGTGCCATTGGAGTTAAAGTTGAATCAGGATCATTCATTACTCTTAACGGATCAGATTGTTCTATTGGAAATTATGGATTGGTGGCAGAAGGTATTGGTCCACTGCAAACTTCTGGAACTATTGTAAGTCAATTTCAAGGAAGTTTTGTAATTGATAATTTATCCAATGGCCAACCTCATGTTAATACTGTTGTAGTAATAGACGGAGATCCAGAATTTTATACTATTGACACAATATTACCTAATGTTCCAGCAGTTGGTAGTAGTACAGTTTTGGTACAGCAAATATATTTAGGAAATGCTGCTCCAGGCACAACACTCTCACTATACACTCGCAGCAGTATTATTGCATCGGCTCATACGTTTGAGTATGTGGGTGCAGGAACAAATCCTGCTACCGCATTGCCCCAATACGGAGGAATTCCAATTGAAGCCAACGAAGTGGTACAAACTGGTGGCGGAGTTGTAACCTATACAAGTACAGATCAAAAGGGTAATTTTAAGGTAGGCGACGGATTTATTGTTAATCAAGCGACTGCAACTATTACAGGTGATGCTTTTTATAAAAGTTTATTTGCTCAAATGACACCGTACATTTTAGCTATATCAGGCGATTAATTAGTAAAAAAAAGGAAAAACTATGTCGGGCGCATTAAATTTATTTAGAACAACTTTAGTAGATATTACTACTACTACGACAACCGTGTATACTCCTCCGTTAGGATATGCTACAGTGGTGTTATTAGCACAGATTAGTAATACCGGTGTTGACACTATTCAAGTTTCTGCCAGTATACTTAGATCAAGTGTGTCTACGTCATTGATCAACAACTATAGTGTTCCGACAGATGATGCAGCAAGTATTCTTACAGGTAGGTTGATTTTACAATACGGGGACGAATTACAACTTTCAGCAAGCGACGATACTAGTGGACAATTAGTTTTGAGTTACCTAGAAACATTAACAGGCTAATATGTCAATAAACACAACAAAACTGCTAAGTGGGCGGTCGCCCGTAGTACCTTACGCTAATCTTGACTCATCTAGATACGAATTCTTATCATTGGGGCAAGCAGAACCCAGTTTAGGTGCTGGTGCCAATAGTAGTATTTTAACAATATCAACTAATAACACAAGAGTTTGGTCAAACTCGTTGACTTTATCAACAGTTACCGCTACTGGCAATATTTCTGCCGATTATTTTTTAGGTAACGGATCACAATTAACTGGTATTATTACTTCTGTTTCGAACGTAGTAAACGGTGGTAGTAATCTGGATATCGCCTCAGCTAATGCTAACGTAACAATATCTGTTAGTACCGTGGGTAATATCGCAGTATTTTCCATTAACGGTGTTAGTGTCCTAGGGACGATTACCAGCTCGGCTAATATATTAGGCGGTAATTTATTAACAGGGGGGCGGTTGTCTGCAACCGGCAATATTACTGGTGGTAATATACTAACTCCTGGTTCAATATCGGCAACAGCTAATATAACTGGTGGCAATTTATTAACAGCTGGATTAATTTCCGCCGCATCAACTATTTCCAGTTCGGCTAACATCGACGGTGGTAATGTATTAACTATTGGATTGGTATCGGCCACAGGTAATGTAACTGGTGGTAATATTATAACGAACGGATTAGTCACCGCCACTGGTAATATTACTGGTAACTATTTTATTGGTAATGGTAGTCAATTAACCGGTATTGCAGCCGCATCGGTTTATGCTAATGCATTAATAGGAAACACATTAAGCGCAAATGTACTATATTCAAGTCTAGAATCAGTCGGCATTTTGGCAAATATATCTGTAAGCGGAAATGCCAATATCGCCAATATTAGTATAGTGGATACAACATTTGCCAGTAATGGTAATTTAATATTATTTGCAGGTTCCGCTGGAATTGGTATTCCGGCGGGTAATACAGCACAACGTCCGTCGAGCCCCGCCATAGGGGTAACACGATTTAATACTATAATAAGCAGTATTGAAACTTGGGATGGTGCCAGCTGGGTAACAGGTGCCAACGTCATATCACCGGGAACTATTATAGATCAACAGATCACACCAGATGGTGTATCTGATTCATATTTGTTGGTGGAATCATCAACCGCAGCAGGAATTTTAGTCGCAATCAATGGCGTAAATCAAGTACCTAACTTATCCTATACTGTTACGGGAAATTCGATTACATTCTCACAAATTCCAATGTCATCTGATATTATTGACATTAGATTTATTACATACCTTACTTCGATAAGTTCGCTATCTAATTCCTACGGTAATAGTTCAATAAACATTACTCCATCGGGCAATATACAATTTACTACGGCAAATAGTTTGTTTGCCACAATGACCAGCAATTCATTTAATTTGCTAAATCCAGTAAGCACAACTGGTAATATTACTGCACCTAATTTTATTGGTAATTTAATAGGAAATATTTCAGGAAATATTACTATACCCGGTTCTAATACGCAGGTATTGTATAATCTCAATGGTAATATTGGAGCAGGCACGGGATTTACATTCGATTCTGCAGCGAATGCTCTGTTGGTAACTGGTAACATTACCGGCGGTAATTTAGTGACCCCTGGAGTAGTATCAGCTACCGGGTCAATTACTTCAGCCGCAAATATTACTGGTGGCAATTTAGCCACCGATGGTCTTATATCGGCCACAGGTAATATCATCGCTGGTAATATTATAACTACCGGTATAATAAGTGCGGCTGGTAATGTTACCTACGGCAATATTTTTACAGGCGGGTTAATTTCTATAACTGGTAATGCTACAGTTGGTAATATTACCACTGCTGGATTAGTGTCAGCTACGGGTAATGCTACAGTTGGTAATATTACAACTGCTGGGTTAATTACCGCCACCGGTAATGTTGCGGCAGGTAATATTGTATCTGCCGCAACTATAACGGCTGTTGGTAATATTACTGGTAATTATTTTATTGGTAACGGTAGCCAATTAACAGGTATCACTACAACTTATGGTAATGCTAATGTAGCTAACTATTTGCCTACATTTAGCGGTAACCTAACTGCTGATAATATAAGTGTTACTGGCAATATCAGTGGTGTTCAATTTATTGGAGCAGGAAATACATTAAGCAATATACAAGGTGGTAATGTAAGTGGTACCGTATCTCGTGCTACTATAGCCGACACAGCCTATGCAGTTAGTGGTGCAAATGTCTCTGGCACTGTGGCTAATGCAACATATGCCGCATCCTCTGGTTTTTCGGGTACAGTAACAGAAAACGCCCAATCAAATATTACAAGCCTTGGTACACTCACGAGTTTAAGTGTAACTGGAAACACACGCTCTGGCAATCTATTGACCAGCGGATTAATTAGTGCAACAGGGGCGGTAACCGGGTCAAGTCACCTAGGTGCGGTTGTATCGGCAAGTGGTAATATAATTGGTGGCAACTTAGTTACCGCCGGGCTAGTATCAGCTACCGGATCAATTACCGCAGCAGCAAATATCACCGGCGGCAATTTACTAACATCTGGTCTAATATCAGCAACAAGTACTATTACTAGTACTGCTAATATCATTGGCGGAAATATTGCCACAGCTGGATCATTAACCGCAACCGGCAATATTAGTGGTGGTAATTTACTAACTGCCGGTATTGTTTCATCTACCGGTAATATAACTGCTCCGTATTTTGTTGGAAATTTAATAGGAAATATTTCGGGTAATTTAACAGTTCCCGGGGCAAATACACAGGTCATTTACAATAACAATGGACAAGCAAACGCAAGTGCCGGGCTTACCTTTGATTTTGCATCAAATAGTTTAGTATCGACTGGTACTGTTACTGGTAGTAACTTATTAACTGGTGGTTACGCCAGTGCTGCTGGTAATGTCATTGGTAGTTACATAATTGGCAATGGCGCAACATTAAGTTCCATTACCGGTGCAAATGTATCAGGTAATGTGGCTAATGCAACATATGCAGTATCAGCGGGTAGTGCTGTTGGTACTTCGGCGACTGTTACAGCAAATGCACAACCAAATATTACTTCAGTAGGCACTTTAAGTAGTTTAGCTGTAACTGCAAACGTAACTGGTGGTAATATCTTAACAGCTGGACAAATAAGTTCCACTGGTAATATCACAACAGCAGGATATTTCGTCGGTACACTTTTTGGTAATGTTACTGGTAATATTACGATTCCAGGATTAAATACTCAGGTCATTTATAATAACAATGGCAATGCTGGCGCAAGTGCAGGATTTACATTTGATTCTGCTGCAAATGCCTTGGTGGTTACTGGTAACATTACTGGTGGTCGTATAATTGGCAATGGAGCATTATTATCATCAATTACTGGTAGCAATGTGTCTGGAACTGTGGCTAATGCGACATATGCAGTGTCATCAGGTACTACCGCTACTATTACAGCAAATGCACAACCAAATATAACTTCAGTTGGTACATTAACAAGTTTGGCAGTAACAGCAAATGTTACTGGTGGTAATATATTGACTGCTGGCATAGTAAGTGCCACAGGAAATATTACTGCGCCATATTTTATTGGTAATTTAATAGGTAATATCTCAGGTAACTTAACAGTACCTGGTGCTAATACACAGGTCATTTATAATAATGATGGGCAAGCAAATGCAAGTGCAGGATTTACTTTTAATTCTGTTGCAAATGCTATAGTGGTTACTGGTAATGTAACTGGCGGAAATATCTTAACTGCTGGACGGGTAAGTGCTACCGGTAATATAACCGGTAACTTCTTTAATGGCAACGGTTCATTATTAACTGGCATAATTGCTGATTCAGCTACTACTGCGGCTACTGTCACAACAAATGCTCAACCTAATATTACCTCAGTTGGTACCTTAACAAGTTTGGCAGTAACAGCTAATGTTACTGGTGGTAATATATTAACTGCTGGATTAATCAGTGCCACAGGAAATATTACTGCGCCATATTTTATTGGTAATTTAACGGGTAATATTTCAGGTAATATAACAGTACCAGGTGCTAATACACAGGTCATTTATAATAATGCTGGTCAAGCAAATGCAAGTGCGGGATTTACATTTAATTCTGCCGCAAATGCCATGGTTGTTACTGGTAATGTAACTGGCGGAAATATATTAACTGCTGGATTGATCAGTTCTACTGGCACCGTTACTGGATCAAGTTTCAGTGGTGCTGGTACTGGGTTAACTGGTACAGCGTCGTCATTGACTGTGGGGGCTGCTACATCTGCCACAACAGCAGGTACTGTATCTACCGCAGCACAGCCAAACATTACTTCTGTTGGCATATTAACAAGTTTATCGGTATCAGGCACTACTCAAACTGGTAATTTATTAACTGGTGGTTTAGTAAGTGCTACTGGTAATGTAACCGGTAATTTCTTTAATGGTAATGGTTCGGCGTTGACTGGCGTAGTTGCCACTAGTGTTGGTACCCTAAGCAATTTATCGGTAACTGGTAATATCACTGCTGGGGGTTTTGTAAGTGCCACCGGTAATATTACTTCGGCAGCGCAGATTACAGTAAGCACTGCTACGGGTAGAGTTAACATAGCAACGGACGGTGGTGGAGCTGTTAATATTGGACGCATTGATGGCGTTGCTAGTACTCCTTATATTGACTTTAATAGTAGTGCTACTGTTGTGGACTATGATGCTCGTATTCAAGTTACAGGGAATACAGGGATAGCAGGTGGAGCCACTCTTGCTGTAACTGCTGCTACATTGGCAGCATCAGCGGCATTTAGCGCAGCTGGTAATATAACAGGTGGCAACTTATCAGTTGGTACTGGCACAATTACTGTGGGAAATATTGTTAATTCAAATGCTAATGCGGTAGGAAATATTGGTAGCTCAAGCAATTACTTTAACACAATATTTGCCAACGCAACATCAGCACAATACGCTGACTTAGCAGAATTGTACTTAGCAGATGCGGAATATACCCCCGGAACAGTATTAAGTTTTGGCGGCGAAGAAGAATTAACCATTAGTACTCAGGATAATGACCCACTGATTGCTGGAATTATTAGTACAAATCCGGCGTATCAAATGAATTCGGGATTAACCGGAAAATTTGTAGTAGCCCTTGCACTAGTAGGTCGCGTACCTTGTTTGGTTCAAGGTCCAGTTACCGCTGGTGCTATGATGGTGTCTGCTGGAAATGGACGAGCTAGAGCCGAAACTAACCCTAAAATGGGTACAGTAATAGGTAAAGCAATAACTGGTTTTGCTGGAAATCTGGGAGTAATAGAAATATTGGTTGGAAGACTATAAAACTCACCGACAATGTTATTTGACCGTTTTTGGCTAAATAACATTGTCAAGGGAGACCACTATGAGCGGAACATTAACCAGAATTAATAATAATCAAATTACCGATGCTATTTCGGGTAATACCTATTTCGGTATTGATGCTAATACCAAAGTACAACCATATTCGATAACATCGAATTTATTGGCTAACAACTTTGTCTATAGTTCAAACCTAACGGTTCAGGGTGATTTATGCGTTACAGGTAATGTAACCGCCATTAACACCACAAATGTAACAATTGAAGATCCATTATTATACCTGGCCAGTAACCAAACTGGTTCTCCTACTGTTGATATTGGTTATATAGGCCAACGCGGCACATCAAATAACATTGCTTTTGTCTGGGACGAGAGCTTAACATCGTTTGCAACTGTTTTTACAGATTCAAACGCAACTGACAATACAAATATTAATATTCTTAGCTATGCTACCCTAACTACTGGTGATGCCAATGTAACCGGTGAATTATTAATCGGTGGAAATATTTCAATAGCTGGCAACATTGTAAGTCCATTGAATATTTCTGGTAATATCACTGTGGGAAATATTGCTACGACAGGTGAAATAAGTTCTACAGGAAATATCTCTACCGCAAATTTCTTTATTGGAGATGGTTACTATATCAGTAACATTAATCCAGGTAACGTTTCGGCAACTAAGATCAGCAACGGTAATAGTTCAGCTAACATTGGATCTGATGCAGGTAACTTGGTAATTACAATTGCCAATGTACTAGTTTCAACATTTTACAACAATGGAGTAGATTTTACTGGTAACGTAAGTGCTACAGGCACAGCTACAGTAGGCAATTTAGTGGCTATTACTGACATTTCGGCTGTAGGCAATATTGTTGCTAACGGCGCATTAAATGGAAATACCCTAAGTCTAAGTGGAAACGTAACTAGCTCATTAAATGTAACTGGTAACGTTGCTGCCAATAATATCAGCGCAGTAGACGCTGTAAGTGCTGCCGGAAATGTATATGGCAACAATGTTAGCGTAACAAATGCTATTAGCGCAGGTGGCAACGTAACTGCTGCTAATTTTTCAACAACAGGCGCAAGTGGTAATATAACTGGTGCTAATGTAATTGCATCAACGACATTAACAGCAACTGGCAACGTTTATGGTGGTAACTTATTAACTGCTGGCCTAGTAAGCGCAGTTGGTAATATTCAAACAGCAAATTATTTTATTGGTGATGGCGCATATATTAGTAACATTAATGCAGCCAACGTTTCATCAACCAAAATTTCAAATGGCAATACATACGCAAATATTGCTAGTGCCGATGGTAATTTAGTAATTGCTATTGGGGCAAATTCAAATGTAGCCGCTACATTTTATGACACAGGAGTAAGTTTTGTTGGGGATGTTTCAACAAACGCTGCTGTTAATGCTAATTCATTGAGCTTAATTGGTAATGTAACATCAGCACTAAATGTAACTGGCAATGTAACTGCTCAGTATATTGTTGCTATTACTGATGTTTCGGCATTGGGTAATATTGTTGCCAATAGCGCAGTAAATGCAAATACCCTAAGTCTAAGTGGAAATGTAACTAGCACATTAAATGTAACAGGTAATATTATAGCAGGTAATATTGCCACTCCTGGTGTAATTAGTTCTACTGGAACTGCTACCGTTGGAAATGTATCAACCATTGGTTTCATAACAGCAACTGGTAATGTATCTGCCGGAAATTTAATTGCTGCTGCTAGTGTCAGCGCAGTTGGTAGTGTTTACACAGGTAATGTATATTCTGGAAATATTATAAGTGCTGCCGGAAATATTATTACAAATCAAACTTTTGTTGGTAATGCTCTAAGTGGTAATACACTTATTATTACTAGCACAAGCGCAGGACTACAATTTAGCGTAACAGGTAATATTAATGCTGGTAATACATGGATTACAAACGTACCAGATCCGTATGCTGCGTTGGACGTGGCAAATAAACAATATGTTGATAGCGTAGCACAAGGTCTGGATATTAAAGCATCTGTGGCGTATGCTACAGCAGGTAACATTTTTGGAACTGGTTATACATACAATAATGGATCAAGTGGTGTTGGAGCAACGTTAACAGCCACAGCAGTTGGTAATTTAACAATTGATGGTACGGTGGTATCAGCAGGCGAACGTGTTTTAATTAAAAATGAAGTTGGTGCATTTGTCAATAACACAACACAATCAGCAGCTTTTAATGGTATCTATACTGTAACTACTGCAGGTAGTCCAAGTGTTGCTTATGTATTGACTCGTGCCACTGATTTTGATATCGGCACAGAAATGGCATCGGCATTTACTTTTGTTGAATATGGTTCAACTCAAGCAGATACTGGATGGGTATGTATAACCAATAATCCAATTACAGTTGGAACAACACAAATTCTTTGGTCTCAATTTTCTGGAGCAGGCCAATACTCTGGTGGTAACGCAATTAGCGTAACTGGCACAGTTATTGACGCTTTATATGACGGCAATACTATCAGCAGAAACGGCAGCAATCAGCTTTATATTCCTGCCAATGCCCCATTAGTTACGCCAAATATCGGCGATGCTACTGGCTCAAGTTTAAGTGTAACTGGTAGTATAACAGGTAATGTTATAAGTTCAACTACACTTAGTATTATTGGAAACATCAATGCTGGTAATATTTTAACTAGTAATATTTCATTAAGCGGTAATGTACTTGGAAATCTTAATGTTGATAATCAAATTACAGGCAATGTAATTAATGCGGTAATAGTTAATACTGGCAATTTAAGTTTAAGTGGAAATGTAACATCAACTTTAAATGTAACTGGTAATGTTATTTCTGGTAACTTAGTTGCTGTATATGATGTTTCGGCTCTTGGTAATGTTGTTTCTAATAACGCATTGAACGGAAATACACTAAGTCTAAGTGGAAATGTAACATCAGCATTGAATGTAACTGGTAATGTAGCAGCCGGTAACTTAGTTGCTGTATATGATGTCTCTGCGTTTGGTAACGTTGTTTCTAATAACGCATTGAACGGAAATACACTAAGTCTAAGTGGAAATGTAACATCAACATTAAATGTAACTGGTAATGTTATTTCTGGTAACTTATTTACAACAGTAAATGTCTCTGCGGCTGGTAATGTAATTGGTGGTAATATTCTAACTGGCGGAGATATAAGTTCTTTTGGTAATATTACTGGTAATCTTGTTAACGCAGTTACAGTAAGTGCTTCTGGAAATATAACAGGTGGTAATGTACTAGTTGGAACAGGTATAATTAGCACAAGTGGCAACGCTACTGTTGGCAATATTGATACATCGGGACAAATTAGTGCCCTTGGTAATATTTCAACAGGAAATTTCTTTATTGGTGATGGCGCATATATCAGTAACATTAACGCTGCCAACGTATCATCAACTAAGATTACTAATGGTGGAAGTTATGCTAACATTGCTAGTACAGGTGGTAACTTAGTAATTGCTGTTGGCGCAGCATCAAATGTAGTTGCTACATTTTATGATCAAGGCGTAAGTTTAATTGGAAATATTGCCACTAACGCTAGTATTAATGCTAATCAATTAAGTTTATCAGGTAATGTAGTTTCTAACTTAATTGTTACTACTGATGTGACAGCCAATAATTTTTATGGTGTATCAACCGTAAGTGTAGGTGGCAATGTTATTAGTGGAAATGTAAGCACAGGAAATATTAGTGCTGGTGGAAATGTACTGTCTGGTGGCAATTTTAGTGCTACTGGTAATGCTATAGCAGGAAACGTATTAACAGCTGGTAATGTTAGTGCTACCGGTAATCTAATCAGTGGTAATATATTAACTGGTGGTTACATAAGCTCTACTGGTAATATTCAATCTGGCACAACTTTCCTAGTTTATACAACAGCCAATTCAGTAGCACTTGGTGCTAATATTACACTAACAACCGGCGCAACATTAGCAATAAATGCCACAGATAGTATGTTAATACCAGTTGGTAACGTAGCACAGCGTCCTGGGTCTCCTGCAACCGGTATGTTACGTTATAACAGTACAGTTTCACAATGTGAAATTTGGAATGGCGCAGCCTGGGTAGCAGTTGGTGGATCTTCTTACACAGTTATTGCAAATGAACAGTTTGCAGGTGATGGATCTACTACGGTATTCACACTGGGATCAAGTCAAACTACTGTCAGTTGTATTGTTACTATCAACGGTGTAGTGCAAATTCCAACTACCGCATATGCAGTAAGTGGCGTATTTCCAACTTGTGTACTGACATTTACAGAAGCTCCTGCGATTGGTGACATCATTGATGTACGTGAAATTACTACTACCACTTCGGTAACTGCTATTAGTAACACGTCTGGAAATAGTATTGTTGCTATACAAGAAACTACGGGGCAAGTTGATATTACCGGTAACTTAGTGGCTCAGCTTAATCCTGCTGCGCCTAGTTTAACTGCTAATTCAACTATGTCATTTAGATTAGTTAACAATACGACCCTAGCTATACTGGTGCGTGGTACCGATGGAGTTACAAGAACTGCTAATATTACTGTGTCGTAATTACTAGTTAGTGTATGAAAGGACGGGGCTCAGAAGCCCCGTCTTTTTGACTAAATAATGCTATAATTGGAAAAAAAGATGACACTAACTCGAATCCGAGCAGGACAAATATCCGACATTGACTATAAACAAGCCGTACGTGTGCTGGAACTGGCCAATGTTACATTATCAGGTGGAACTCCCAGCACCGTTGACGGGGTAAGTCTTAACATTAACGATCGTATTCTGGTAGCCGGACAATCTACAGCTAGTCAAAATGGATTGTATGATGTATCCATAGTTGGTTCCGGAAGTAACGGCACTTGGGTACGCACATCTGATTCTAATGCCACCGGCGAAATTAATGCTGGAATGATCGTAATGGTCACTGAAGGCACAGAATGGAGTGATACTTCTTGGAAATTAGTCACTGATGATCCTATTGTAATAGGAACTACAGGATTAACGTTTTTACAAAATACAGGCAATTCATTTAGTATTATTAATGTAGTCGGCAGCGCAAATGTGGTGGCCAATGGGGTAAGCAGTACAGTCGCTTTTGCTTCTGGTAATAATATTTCAATAACAGGCAATTCTGCCGCTGATATTGTTACATTTAATTTAACAAATAATGTAAGTATCACTGGAAATATACAAGCAGGTAATTTAACTACTACAGGTAACATATCTACCACTGGTGCTGGTGGCAATATTACAGGAAATAATTTAATTGGAAATACTGTAAATTGGACAAGCAATGGAGCTGTCACAGTGTATCAGATATACAATGCTGGCACAACTAGCTTAGATACGATATTCATTTAATTATATAACATGACTATAGCCTCCAGACTTACTGCTGACGGTGTCTTATTAACCAATGGGTATTTTGACGAAATTACACAAAATTGGATTAGTATTACTCCCACAGTAATTTATGCCGGGTTATTTGATGAAACATTTTTATCTCCTGGTAGTATTGATTTTGCTGGGTCAGGAAATTATCTAAATGGCATTAATAATGTTTTTAATATTGGCGCATCTAGTACCGAATGGACATTTGAAACTTGGATATTTCCAGTGGCCAGTGGCGCTATATTTTCAATTGGTGATGGTACACAATATGGACAAAGTTTAGCCATAGATTGGGGATACACAGTAGCAAATAAATTTACAGTTAGACAAGGAGATGGGGCTAGCTATCCAATATCTATAACTACCACCAATTCTTATGCTGCTAATTCATGGTATCATGTGGCTATAAGTTGTTCTGCAACTGGATTTCGTGGATTATATATAAATGGTGTTGCAGATAATGGAGCCATGTCGAACGTATCATTATCTTCTGCGACCCAGTGGGTTGTAAATGGATTTTATGATAATAACGGCATAGGTAATAATGGGCTTTCTGGATATATCAGCAACTTACGCCTAGTCGTGGGCTCAGCATTATATGCAGCAAATTTTACTCCGCCGTATGCTCCTTTAGTATCTGTGCCTAATACCCAATTATTGCTGTGTGCCCCCAATAATGGGGGAGCTTTTGCAGATACCAGTCCAAACAATTTTAAAGTGTTATTAGTAGGAAATATTCAGCCGAGTAATAATAATCCATTTACACTAAATACAGTACAACGAGAGATCGCTCCAGGAACAATACAAGTAAAAGGTTACTTCGATGAATCCAGTGGCATAACCTAACCAGAATTTACAGGAAACAACATGGCAAAACTTCTATCAGGCACCACGGTATACGGTAATTTATACGTACAAACATTCATCACAGCTACTGGCAACATCACTAGCGGTAACCTACTGACAGCAGGATTAATTAGTGCTACAAGTACTATTACTTCGGCGGCAAACGTAATTGGCGGCAATATATCAACTGCTGGTATTATTAGTGCCACTGGTAACGTTTATGGTAACTCGTTCATAACAAGTGGCGGTGGTGGTGGAATCAGCGCATCCGGTAATGTACAAGCTGGAAATATATTAACTACAGGCGTGGTGTCTGCCACTGGCAACGTAACCGGTAACTTTATACTAGGTAACGGTAGTCAATTAACTGGTATTATTACATCAGTATCTAACGTAGTAAACGGCAATAGTAATGTTAACATTTCTGCTGCCGCTGCCAATGTAACTATATCAGTCAGTGGAGTAGGTAACGTTGCTGTATTTTCTCCTACCGGAATAAGTGTTTTAGGAACAATTGCGGGCAGCGGCAACGTAACTGGTGGAAACATTTTAACAGCTGGTTTGATTTCAGCAACAAGTACAATTACATCAGCGGCAAACGTAATTGGTGGCAACATTTCAACGGCTGGGTTAGTAACTGCCACTGGTAATGTAACCGGCGGAAACGTATTAACAGCTGGTGTTATGTCAAGTACTGGTAACGTGACTGGTGGTAATTTATTAACAGCTGGATTGATCAGTGCTACAAGTACAATTACATCAGCAGCAAATATTACAGGTGGTAATATTCTAACAGCTGGTATTGTTAGCTCAACTGGCAATATTACAGGTGGTAATTTATCAGGAACTCTGGTTACTGGTACATTAACTACAGCAGCACAGCCCAATGTTACTTCACTTGGCACTCTAACAAGTTTAAGCATAACAGGAAATACAACAGGTGGTAATTTCACAACAGGTGGAACTTTATCAGTTGGTGGTATTGTAATAAGTGGGAATACAATTGTTGGAGCCGGGCCTACATTAACTATTGATCCAAACGGATCTGGCGGCACAGACGGTAACGTTGTTATTACAGGTAACTTGACAGTTAATGGTACAACAACCACTATTAACTCAAATACTATTACCACTAACGATTTACAAATTAACATGGCCAATAATGCGGCCAATGCAACAGCAGCAAACAATGGCGGTATTGGCGTTGGTCCAGTAGGTGCTGAATACGCAACATTGCTGTATAATACAGCATCAAATGTTTGGGTATCAAGTTTAGGTATTAGCTCTGTTGGTAATATAACAGCTGGTCTTGGTATTACTGCTACGGGAAACTTAGCCGGTGGTAATATCTTAACTGCTGGTATTATGAGCAGTACTGGTAACGCAATACACGGTAACATTTTAACAGCCGGAGTAATATCAGCTACTGGTAATATTACTACAGCAGGATTTTTTGTCGGTGCATTTGCTGGAAGTATTTCGGGCAACATAACTGCTGCCGGAGCTAATACACAAGTACAATTTAACACTGGTGGTAACTTAGCCGCTACAGCAGGATTAACGTTTAATACAGTTGGTAACTTATTAACCGTATCAGGCAACGTAGTTGGTGGTAACTTATTAACAGCTGGATTGATTAGTTCAACTGGCACAATTACATCAGCAGCAAACGTAATTGGTGGTAATATTTCAACAGCTGGACTAGTAACTGCTACTGGTAATGTAACTGGCGGAAATGTATTAACAGCTGGATTGATTTCAGCAACAAGTACTATTACTTCAGCAGCTAATATCATTGGCGGTAATATTACTACTGCTGGATTAGTAACCGCTACTGGTAACATAACTAGTGGTAATATATCAACTGCTGGTCTGGTGACGGCTACTGGTAACATAGCCGGTGGTAACTTATTAACAGCAGGATTGATTAGTGCTACAAGTACTATTACTTCGGCGGCAAACGTAATTGGTGGTAATATTTCAACAGCTGGGCTTGTGACTGCTACTGGTAATGTAACTGGTGGTAATGTACTAACAGCCGGATTAATGAGCAGTACTGGTAACGCAATACATGGCAATATCCTAACAGCTGGATTAATCTCAGCAACAAGTACAATTACTAGTGCTGCTAATATTATAGGCGGAAACTTATTAACAGCAGGATTAATCTCAGCAACAAGTACAATTACTTCGGCGGCCAATGTAATTGGTGGAAATATTACAACAGCGGGATTAGTAACTGCTACGGGTAATGTAACAGGCGGTAATATTTTAACAGCTGGATTGATTTCAGCGACAAGTACAATTACTTCAGCAGCAAATATTACAGGTGGTAACTTACTAACAGCTGGATTAATTTCGGCTACTAGTACAATTACATCCGCAGCAAACGTAATTGGTGGTAATTTAACTACAATTGGCTTAGTAACTGCTACTGGTAATGTAATTGGTGGTAACTTAATAACTGCCGGATTAATTTCTGCAACTGGTGATATTACTGGTGCTAATATTACTACATCTGGTGCTAATGCTACAATTGGTTCATCAACAGCAAATGCTACTTATAACTTAGGTTCAGGCGCAACTGGCAATGCACTAATTAAAAATATTAATATCGGTACCAGTGGTATTGCTAATAGTAATACTATAATTACGATTGGTACTAGTGCAGGTAATGGTAATGCTACATTTACGGCAAATACAACGGTTATCATAGCTAATACTAGTGGCAGCGCATTGTCTGTTGCTGGTAATGTAACTGGTGGAAATATACTAACTGCTGGATTAATGAGCAGTACTGGTAACGCAATACATGGAAATATCCTAACAGCCGGTCAAGTAAGTGCGACAGGTAATATTACTACAGCAGGATTCTTTGTTGGTACGTTTGCTGGAAGTATTTCGGGCAACATAACTGCTGCTGGTGCTAACACGCAAGTACAATTTAATACTGGTGGTAACTTAGCTGCCACCGCAGGCTTAACATTTAACACAGTAGGTAACTTATTAACTGTATCTGGTAACGTAGTTGGTGGTAACTTATTAACAGCTGGATTAATTTCGGCAACAAGTACAATTACTAGTGCCGCAAACGTAATTGGTGGCAATATTACAACAGTTGGATTAGTAACTGCGACTGGTAACGTAACAGGTGGAAATATACTAACTGCTGGATTAATGAGCAGTACTGGCAATGCGATACATGGAAATATTTTAACAGCTGGTTTTGTAACTGCCACTGGAAATATAATTACAAGTGCTTCGTTTAAAATGGCAAACAGTGCGAACGCAGCGGGTCCGGGCGCACAGATGACATACAATACCTCACTGCAAAGTGTAGACTTTACATTCGGTTAAAGGAGAAATCTAATGGCATTTTTAGCAGCTAGGTTATTTAATACAGGCAATTTATTGCTGGCAAACACGATTCAATTTGATGAAGTTACTTACAGTAACGCTCGGATTGCTAATAGTGCGTGTTTTGCTAGTGTATTTGATGAAGTTACACAACCCGTTAACGTTCCGTTACGTATTTTAACTGATGGAACTATGCAGACTGGTAATGTATCGGGATCTAACGGAATTTTTGATGAAGTGACGGGAATATCATAATTAAGTTATGGCTAAATTACAAAGTGGATCAAACGTATATGGCAATCTAACAGTTCAGACATTTTTAACGGTAACAGGAAACGTTATTGGGGGAAATGTAGTAACTGTTGGATTAGTATCTTCCACCGGTAACATAACTGGCGGAAATATACTAACCGCTGGATTAATTTCCGCTACGGGTAACATAACTGGTGGCAATATTTCTGCCACAAATCACACAGGTACAACAGTAAGCGTTACTGGTAACATAACTGGCGGAAATATACTATCTGGTGGGATTATCAGTACTTCTGGTAACATTTTTGGTGGAGGCATTAGATCAACATCAAGTGGCACAGCTCCATCAAGTCCAAGCGTGGGCGATTTTTGGTACAACACCACAACTAACGTTCAATATCGTTTTACTTTTGATGGCACGAGCTACTATTGGATTGACGATTTTGGGGCATCAGCTGGTGTAAACGGCACATTTAATGCCATTACAAATGGCAATACTTCAGCTAACATTGATGCTAGTAACGGTAATATTACTATTACTGTTGGAGGTACTGCGATAGCAGCATGGACAACAGCCGGTCTTACTAACTTACAAGCTAACGGTGTAGGTAACATTGGTAATGCGACAACATACTTTAATACAGTATTTGCTAAGGCAACTTCAGCACAATACGCTGACTTGGCTGAAACTTATGTTGCTGATAACAGCTATTCTCCTGGTACTTTAGTTATATTCGGCGGTGCAGATGAAATTACTGCATCAACTATATCGCATGATACCAGAGTAGCCGGTGTTATTTCAACTGAACCTGCTTACTTAATGAATTCAGGCGCAGTTGGATTACCAGTAGCACTAACGGGGCGTGTTCCATGCAGCGTAGTGGGTACAATTCGTAAGGGAGATAGATTGGTTTCTAGTACCATAAAAGGAGTAGCCACTGTTTTAGATTCTAATAAATACTTGCCTGGGTGTATCATTGGTAAATCACTGGAAGATTATAATTCTAATTTACCAGGTGTAATTGAAGTAGCAATTGGAAGGTACTAATGGCTTTTCCCGTATCGCCCGTTGATGGGCAAACTGCAACAGTAAACAATATTGTTTACACTTATTCTTCAGGTAATAATACCTGGACTAGGTCGGCGACTGGATTTGTCAATATAGGCGCATCTGGTAACATTTCAGCAGCCGGTAACATCATAGGAGGTAACTTACTAACCATAGGATTAGTTTCAGCTACTGGTAACGTAACTGGAAATTATATTCTAGGTAATGGTTCTTTATTAACAGGTGTTAGTACATCATCAAGCAATATTAATAATGGTAATAGTAATGTAACTATTTCCGCTTCTGCTGCAAATATAACTATTGGGGTAAGTGGAGTAGGTAATGTGGCGGTATTTGCGCCAACCGGAGAGTATGTAACTGGATTAGTTTCAGCAAGCGGTAATATAACTGGTGGAAACATATTAACAGCCGGATTAGTTTCAGCTACAAGTACGATTACATCCGCTGCAAACGTAATTGGCGGCAATATTTCAACTGCTGGACTAGTAACTGCTACAGGTAACGTAACTGGTGGCAATTTATTAACTGCTGGA